ATCATTTGCAAATTCAATAGACCCTTTGTTAAGAATCTTAACACCTGGCTGTAAAAAGAATGGTACACTCTCTAACATAGTGACAAGACGTGCAATCATCTCTCTTGAAATTGCACCTTTGTTAGCAAGGATTGCAACAGTCACTTCGGGGTGAAATAATAGAAACCATAATAGATATGCACAAGAAGTGATTGATTTACCACTCTGACGTGATGCGAGAACCACACTAAAACGAGATTCGTTGTAGTGATTAATTAACTTATCTTGATACCCACGAAGTTTAAAAGGTACCATACCTTCGTCAAGTGAAATAATTTGTGTATAGGTTTCAATGAAATGACAAGGGTCTTTAGAACATTTTAGATATTCATCTAATTCTTCTTTTGCGTATTGAGTTTCAATACCCGCTCTTTTGATAAGATTATTTCCAAGATAACCTTCATTCTTATTAACCGTCATCTTTTTTACTTTCTTTCTTTAGGAACTTTTGAAGTTCTGAAGTAGAACCAACATATAAATGATTATGTTGTGTTTTAACACTTCCGTTTTCATCTTCCAACTTCTTCAATTTGGTTTGAACGTCTAGTAACTTCTCTGCAGTTTCACCTACAGTTTTAATTAACTGACCTGCAACTTCGTATGCACGAGGATTTTCGGTTTCTTTACAAACATCTAAAATGCCATCTATTGCATCTTGTCCTCGTTCTACAAGACCATAGAGATTTTCTCTAGTGTACTTATAGTCCGTCTGAATATTGTCTGACTGGGGTGGTTTTTTGATTACTTGAGTTGTTTCTTTCTTTATTTCTGAAGAAATATCAAGTACATCATTTAATTTCGAGTCTATATCTTTTGCCATAATTAACTTGCATCGGTCACTTTATCTTCTGTAAATGTTGAAGGAGTGCCATCATCATAAAAAGTCACTGTTTCTGCAACAACGAACGTATCGCCTGGGTCTACTGAACCTACAAATTTTAGGTTAGTTGTTGCGTTTAATGTCACTGCAGCTGAAACCACTATCGATAGTTTGTTTTCTGCAATACTTGAAATAGTTGGATTGGTTGTTAAGTTTGTTCCAAATACTTCATCACCCACACTTATACTATTATTTATTGCAGTTGCAAAAGGTATTGTTGTAGAACTGGATACTGCAGTAGATGTTGTTTCTGCGAATGCAGGTTCATAGTGTTTAACTTCTTTTATTAGACCTGAATTATCTATCTGACTTGTTGTAAATAAACCACTTGTAGTATTAATGTAATCTCTTTCAATAACATTTTTAATAACTTTACCATTGTAAACAGGCCCGAAATAGTTTAGTTTCATTGTAAAGGAAAGTGAATACTCTATAACTCTTCTTTCTGTAAAATCACCCTCATAAGTATCTTCCATAGATACTGAATTTAGAATAATTGGAACATCTCTATAATCAGTCATTGAATCAATCATTTTCATTGTGACTGTATATTCAGGTTGAAAGTATGGTAAAATTTGTTCTAATATCTGTAATGCGTCTGACATATTCTTTGCCAAAACACTTAGATTGAACGATAGGTTGTAGGGTGCAGGTTGGTATTGGTAAGACCTTTTAGACGTGTCAGCGGTGTCTAAGGTAGTCTTCTGATGTCTTATAAGTTTGTTTTGCTGTCTAGATGCATCATATTCATAACCACTAACTTCAAATGCTATACGAGGTAAACTGATTGCAGTTCTATTGTTATCATTTAGATTTGGTTCTTCAGCAAGTCTTTGTAAGAATTTCTGTTTAGGGCCGTATGATATAGGAACTTTCTGTTCTGTTAAAACAGTACCATCACCTTTTATTTTTTTAATTGTTATATTGTTAAATAGTGTTCCAAATATAGACACTGCACGTTTTGTTGTCTCATTATAAAAAAATGTACCAAACATTATGTGACCTCACCGAAAGGGTTTGTTTCTGAGAAGTCTAGGTAGTTGTCTGCAGTATCTTCAAAATCTTTGTTTTGTGCATTTCCATCATTACCGAATGTTAGAACATCTTCTATAGATTGAATAGTGTATTCTGCAGCTGAACTTGCACCAATTAAAACATCATTATCTGCAAGTGTTATTGTATTATCTTTTACGGATAATAAATGATTTTGTGGAGACCATGAAACTACTTCTCCAACAACAACTCCACCTTTAGTGACATTCTCATTAACAGTATAATTACCACTACCAGTATTAAACATGGTTAATTTAACTTGATATGCTTGGTCTAGTTCTACTAAGTCTGCGTTTGTTCCAGTATCAAAATCCTCTCCACTATATTCAAACAATTCACATTGCAATTTAAATACAAATAATTTACCTACTTGATAGAATGGATTCTCATGTTCTACGAATTTAATTTCAAACATTGAACCACTAAGAGGGAAGTGTATTAAATCACCTTCGTTAGGTCTCATTGAAGTTGCAAGGTTAGAGTCTAATGATATGAATCTTTCCCATGTTCTTAAAGATATGACAAAGGTTGCAGTATCCCTAACAGATACACCAAACTTACTAAAGAGGTCTCCCTCTCCTTCAAAGCCATCAGTATTTTCTATATACATCTCTACAGAATATGCATCACCGAATGTTGATTGCACATCTTCTCCAAGAATTGAATCTTCCTCTACAATTTCTCTTGGTAGATAGAATGTTTCGTGTCCATACATTCTTAACGACTCAACAACTAAATCCTCATAAAGGTGTTGTTCAGTTGATACTGCATGGTTAAAAAATACATTTGTTGGCATAATTTATCCCATTAAGTCCATGACTGGCATTTCAAAATTCAGTCTTGACTCTTCTTCTAATCTTGTAATCTCTTCTTGTGCTTCTGTTTTAATTTGTTGTGCATCAAGTGTCACACCACCTGGCAATGCAATACCTTGGAACTTAGATAGGTTTTCACCCCACTGATACTTAACTAATGCAGTTGCATACTTTTTAAGAAACATATCATTGTATATGTCTGTAAAGTCTGCAGGGTCTATCTTTCTATAACATTCTATAATAATGTACTCTCCAGCATTTAGTTTTGCAGTAGTATAATCAATATACAATCTGTTTTGGTGTGCATTATATCTTATAGGTATTTGTCCTACTAACATATCATTTATTAACTTAAGATGTTGTTGTACTTGTGAATAGTATAAAACACTTGTGGAAGTTAAATCCCAAAGGTCATTTAGTCTTAACTGATATTGTATATCAAACATACTAGATGTTTGTCCTGAATTAAATGGGAATATTCGTAATACACTTAACACATGTTCGGGTAGTGTCACATAACTTTTACTCTCACCATAGGACTGACCTGCGATTGCTTGTGTTCCACTAGTAGAACCAGTAAGTGTATCATTTGTTTTAAATGAGTTGATTTCTTCTTGTGTTATTTCGTGTTTTAGATAAGTTTTGATAGAACCATTGTAATGATATTCATGAAAGTATTGTAGTGCTTCATCAATTCTATCATCTAATTGGTCGTCATCAACATTAATCTCCAATACTGGGGCTCCAAGTTTCCTTTTTATATAGTCTTTTAAGGTACTTTTTGATGTTGGTTCTGCCATAGTAATCCTGTAGTAAATTTGCGTCTACTACTATTTATATGAATTTAGAACCTATTCTTGGAAGTAAGTCTTAGATTGTAGACGGTCTATCTTTTCGTCTATCCTGTTCATAGTAGCGATTAGTCTTTCAGACACAATTTCTACTTCTTCACGGGTAACATATTCTTTTGCTAATTCTTCTCTTGTCTTGTTAACAAGTATATCTATTCTTTTCTGTTCGGACAAAAGATTTCTTATGAGAAAACCTAGTGGTGCTAACACGAATGTTATCATAAGGTTCCATAAGAGGTGAGTGTCGATTACTATTTCCATACTAGTATTTAGAATAGTTAGTCGGTTATAAGTTGTCCATTTGGAGATATATTATAAACAAATTCATCAGGATTATAGTTATCTATATTACCACTATGTCCTTCAGAAGAAGTATATTTCATTTCTATATTAAATGATATTGAGTATCTTTCTTTATCAGTTGGATTTGGTTCTACCATGTGCATGAGACCACTTGGAAAAAGGATTAACTTACCACTTCTAGGTTCATATCCCTTACTAGTAGGAGTTCTTGGGGAGTTAGGAAAATCTGAAACAACTTTAGGATTTGTATCAATCATTTCAATATGACCTTCATCACCATCTGCTTTTATGTAAAACACACCACTATACCAACAACCATTATGTAAGTGTGGTTTGTTCCATGCAAGTTTATCATTTATGTTTGCCCAAGAATTACCTATTTGCATTTGTGCTTTATTACGGTCTAATCCATGAAAAGGCCATATCTCATCATAAAACATAGTTTGTATTCTATTCATGATTTTTTGAAATGCAGGATTAGACTCACAACCATCATGTGATTGCCAACCAGTATATGCGTTTGATAGTCTTCTACCTTGAGGGTCTTTCCTTCTCATACCATCCATAGTATCTACAAGAAGGTCTAAATAATTTTGGTCTATACCTCTGTTCGAGTCTAAACTAGGGTCTAATAAATCTTTCTCAAATACAAAAGTTGGGAATAATAATCTAACTGCCATTGAAATCAAACTCCAATTGTGTTTCACTCTGTATATCTTCTGTTTGTTTATGCATAGGACATTCGGGTGGTGGGGTATCTTCACTATAGAATTTACCTTTTGGTTTCCAAAACTTACCTCTCCTATAACCACCAAATCCAGTTATAGTCTCATCTTCAAAATTAGTTATTTGAGACCACTCTTGCATAGATTTGTTTGTAGGTTCATCTTCAAATTCTGAAGTTATTGTTGCACGATTCTTTATCCAAGATTCATGTGTATTAACAACGTATGAGGCATTCCAAGTATCTCTTTTATATGGTATGATTTGACAAAGAGGAGTTCCTTTTGGTATTACAAAAGAATGGTCAACTTTAGGATAAAATATGATTTGTGCATTATCCATTCCAACATTAAAATCATCTGTATCTATTATTCCTTGCCAAGTTGCAAAGTAGTCATTCTGAAATAAGAATGGGTCTAGGTAAAAACAAGAATAGCCAGGTGGTGTTTTGATATTCCAAGGGTTTCTCATTTTAAATGCATCTTTAACTGGTTTACCACTACCTAAGTATTCAAATGCGTCTAGTGTTTGTGTTATTGGGTGACTACTAGAATTGTATGCAGTATTGCGTGGGTCTGCAGTTGCAGTAGTAGGACTTCCCGAATCATGTTTACTTATACCATTTATAACTTCAATATCTCTATTTGCAAGTAGATACCAACCACTTTTTAACCAATCGTCCATTGCAGGACATGAACGAATAGTTTGTTGAACTACTCCTCTAACTATTTCACCAACTTTTGCTTTCTTCCACCAATCAGGTGATATAGAACTAGCAAGAACTGGTTTAAAGTCCTTAAGTGTTTCTTTATTATATGTGTGAAATTCTATCGTTGGCATGAAAAAATTCTTCTTCCTTTACTAATCTTACTTCGTCCCCTCTTAAAACAAGAGACCTTCTATCTATATATCGTGCTGAAGGAGTGGGTGCATCTGCACCATGTGGTATCCTTCCGTCAAAAATTATTAATCTGTTTGGTTTAAACTCAACTTCTGCAATTTGGTGATTGTCTATATGTTCTTGTCTACCGTCTAATCCCTGTTGCATTTCATTATACAACCTCAATGTTCCACCCCACTCTTTATTCCAAAACTTATTGGTATAATAAAGGAATGAGAGATTCCATTCATCTTCCTCTTGACAATCTGCGTGTGTTGTCCCTTGTAGGCCTTGTGTTTGTGAGTTTAGTCCCATGTATTGAAATCTTTCCCACTTAAATCCAAATTCTGTTTGTAGTCTTCTGTTTAAATAGTAAGGAAATACTGTATGGAGTTTATCCATATTTTTTTCCAATTTCATATCCTCTCTATAATAAGTTGCACCCCAAAAACTATGATGAGGTAGACCCGTTGGACTCCCACTACCTACTTGATTAGTTTTAGACCAAAGGTTATTAGCAACTATGTAATCATCAAAATGATGATGTAGTTCAGTTGCTAGATAGTTATCTAAGACATAGATATCTTTAAGTGGTAAATCTTTTATTTTAAAAGGTTCGTCTATGTGGACGACTTTTATGTCATCATACATGACTTATCTTTCGTGGTCAGGCAATAAACTTGCTATAGGAAGTTGGTTTATATATTCTTGTATATCTTTTAAATGGTCTTCTCTAGTTGCAAATATTTCATTTACTAACTGGTCATATATGACATACTGAGAATCAGTGTATTCCATTACTCTTCTTGCATTAGACCTATATGGGTGATTAGAGCCCTCTCTACCTGCAAAAGTGACTTCTGTTAAGTCTTCAAAACCATAGTTCCCCATAAAATCATCTACGTTTCCTTTAAGTTGATTCATTAAGTCTTGTGCATATTGATTATTTAATGTTATTCCTACAGGAGGTTCAGAGTTTGAAATATAGTTTTCAATGATTTCTTTCTCACCCCCAGTGACAGGCCTTTGTACTTGGTCGTCAAAACACTTTCCATCTTCCCATTTTTCTATTATGACTTCAATATCGTCATATACCAATACATCAAAATCAAATCCAAGTTCAGGTTGGTCTGTATTTGCAAACTCGTATTGTAAACCATTTGGTTTTCTGATTATTAACTTTTGGTCTTCCGTGTAAATTAGTGCGTTCATACTGTTATTATACCTCAATTATGTTTAAATTACAATAGATTTTTTACTTTATTATAATCTTCTAAGTTATTTATGTGACTAGAATCCATGTCATTTATCCACGGGCCTCCCCTAGTATAATGGATTCCGCTATAGTCCCACTTTACATCAGGGTTATCATACCCTTCAACAAATATATATTTTTCAGGTATAGGACTAATTTTATCAGTCCATTCAAATTGGTGTAATTGAGCTCCAGTCCATGTATTCACAACTTCGGGTGTTAACTTTTTACAGTCTTCATGTCCATTATTAAAGAACATCATTGAAGACCATAACTTACATGGATAATCTATGTTTACTTCTCCGTCAAATTTAGTTTCATCATGTTTTATTTGAGGATACTTAATACATGCAATTGCATCATCTGTATTTAAATAGTAAAACATAGGTAGTAATGATTTACTAAAAATGAAATCATCATCTATAAACAAACTGAACCCCTCATAGTTTTCTAAGTAAGGGATTAAGAATCTACTGTATGTAAACCATGTGGATTGATTCTCATATGGTCTTTTGTATTCGGGTATCTTAGACACATCTAAAAATTTAATTTCGGGTATAAACTTATTATAGTTTACAAGTCTTCCACCCCCAATAGATTGTTTTATAGACTTTAGTATAGATTCCTTACATACATTTTCTAATCCATTGTGCCTACTATCATACCCAATGTAAATATTGAGAGGTTTTCCTTTTGCAAGTTTAGTGACCTTTTCACTATGTTCCCAAACATACTTTCTAAAATCTACATTACTAAAGTCTGCTTGGAACTCTATAGTTCCCATTGTCCATATTGCAGAAAGACCTTTGTACTTTGGTTTCCTAACCCCATTACAAACTTTATCTTGCCAGTACTCTAAACATTGCTTGACTGTTAATGGATTTGATGGTATAATATCATGTGAATCCCATAATAATAATTCATGAGTTGGGTCTTCCATTTCTTCAAAACAACCTGAACGAACAGAGCCTGGGTGAATCATTAATTGTATTCTATCTCCACACATTTGTGTAAGACCCTGTATAGGTGCCCACAATCCCTCTTCTTGTATACTTTGAGTTAACCAATGTGCTTTTGCACTATGATAATACATTGAGTTTAGTGCAATTGGAAAGTCTTCTGCTTCAAAATCCCCTTCTTCGAGTTCTTCTCCTGCATAGTCTCCAATATAAACTTCTTTATCATTTATAGGTTCTGATACTGCAAATTTTGTAGAAGGAGCGCCATGTTCATTAATGGAACCTGATGTATAAATTTCGGGTAAGAATCTATGATATGAGTTTGCTTGAAATCTGAGACCTTGCCAACCAATTAGTTTACCGTCTCTTCTAAGTTGTTCTAAATCAGACCATTTACATAATTTAAGTGGAGGCATGTTTTCAAACATGTATTCCAAAATCTTAAAAAATTCTGAGTCTTCGTCTATGTTAGATAAGTCGTTTATTGCACCTAAATGCCATTGGTCTATATCTCTTCTAGACCTATGGTCTAAATCTTTGAATGACTCGGGGAATGTTAAAAGTTCTTTTGTTTGCTCTAAAGTTTTTAATTTGTCCATAATATATTATATCCTCTCACACTTATTTAGTGTTTAAGAGGATATAGGTGTTCCTGGCCAGTTTTGTTGTAATGCACCGTCCCAACGGATAACAGGTGTTCTACCTTGTCTAGCATATGTGCCAGGTTGTCTGTTTTGATATGTAGTAGGTGTCTGACCTTGTCTAGCATATGTACTAGGTTGTCTGTTTTGATATGTAGTAGGTGTTTGACCTTGTCTTGCATATGTTACAGGTTGTCTATTCTGATAAGTGAATGGAGTTTGACCAGTTCTCTGATAAGTTCCAGGCTGTCTGTTCTGATATGTGAAAGGTGTTTGTCTGTTACGTATATTAGGTTCTTGTGCATTTACAGGATTTCTATAAATTACAGGTTGTCTATTTTGATATGTAAATGGTGTTCTACCCTGTCTTGCATATGTAAACGGACTTCTATGTTGATATGTGAAAGGTGTTTGACCTTGTCTTGCATACGTGAATGGTGTTTGACTATTACGTATATTAGGTTCTTGTGCCGATACAGGGTTTCTATATGTAAATGGTTGTCTATTATTATAAGTAAACGGTAACTGATATCCAACAGGATTTCTGTATGTAAATGGTTGTCTATTATTATAAGTAAACGGTAACTGATATCCAACAGGGTTTCTATATGTAAATGGAGACCTATGGTTATACGTACTAGGTTGTCTAGCATTAGCAATATACGGAACTCTATATGTAAAAGGATTCCTATAGATTACAGGTTGTCTAGCATTAGCAATATAAGGTACCCTATATGTAAAAGGATTCCTATAGATTACAGGTTGTCTTGCATTGGCAATATACGGAACCCTATAGGTAAAGGGATTCCTATAAATATTAGGTTGTCTAGCATTTCCTATATTTGGTTGTTGGGTATTTCCTATTGCCATTTGTTTATTTTCCTATTATACCGCTGTTAAGTATGGGTATTGGTCTGTTATAGTCCAAACTTCTACGCCATCTTCTATTACTGGTAGTCCGTATGAAACTACTATTGCTTCATTAATTCTTGCTGTTTCCAACAGTTCAAAATGTTCTATTGCATTTGCAGTATCGACACTTCCACCTACAGTGTAATTCGTAAGTGGGAATGTACATGATACACTATAATCCACACCATTACATGTGACTGTTGGAAGTGGACTTCTTACATAAAAATCTTGTCCATCTATTGTTTGTGTTATTATTGACATTTATTATTCTCCATTAAAATAATGCTAATGTGACGCTCTGACCGTTAAAAATTATATGAGTTGGAAATTGCGATGTGACAATAGGCATACTTCCACTCCACATAGTAGATGGTGGTGCCATAGGCCCACCATTTGGTGTAAAGGTTGCATAAGGTATATTTGTAGTCACACCACTTTTAATAATTTGAAGATAACTAAATTGACTACCAAGTGTTATTCCTGGCGCAAAGTTTCCAAGATTTAGTGTTCCTGATAACACAGAACTACTAGGTCTATTCAACCAATATTGTTTTTGTGTGTAAGGACTTGGCAGATTAGGCCAAGGACTTGAACCAAAACTACCACCATATTGTGTTGGCGCAACTGGATTTGCACTTCTAAATCCGTCATAATAGTAAGCATAACTAGATAATAAACCACCTGTTACTGGATACGGGCCCCAAACTGCAGGGTCGGGATAAGTATATGTGGTCGGACTTCTGAAACTATATGTAAATGGACTCTGACTACTACTAGGACTCTGAGCATTCGCAGGGTATCTAGCATTGTATGTAAATGGACTCTGTCTACTACTAGGTGACTGAGCATTTGCAGGGTATCTAGCGTTATAAGTGAAAGGACTTTGTTTATTACTAGGACTCTGAGCATTTGCAGGATATCTAGCGTTATACGTAAATGGTGCTTGACTATTCCTTATGTTAGGTTGTTGTGCATTTACAGGATTTCTGTATCCTCTTGGACTTCTAGCATTTGCAATATAAGGTGTTTGACCATTTACAGGATTTCTGTATCCTCTTGGACTTCTAGCATTCGCAATATAAGGTGTTTGACCATTTACAGGGTTTCTGTATGTAAATGGAGACCTATGGTTATACGTATTAGGTTGTCTAGCATTAGCAATATACGGATATGGTTGTTGTGCTGACCTAATATTAGGTTCTTGTGCAGATGCAATATAAGGATATGCCTGTTGTGCAGATGCAATATAAGGTGACTGTTTATTTGAAGGATTTTGATATGTAAACGGCGACCTATGTTGATATGTACTAGGTTGTCTAGCATTAGCAATATATGGAGTCTGACTGTTTGCTATATACGGATATGGTTGTTGAGCATCAGCAATATAAGGACTTTGTGCATTAGCAATATACGGATAAGGATTTTGTGCATTAGCGATATATGGGGTCTGTGCATTTGCGATATACGGATAAGGATTTTGTCTATTAGCAATATATGGAGTCTGACTATTTGCAATGTATGGGTATGGTTGTTGAACAGATTGTTGTCCTGAAGCAGCATTCCACCCTGTAGGTGTTTTTACATATATTTGGTCAACAGCTTTCCATGTTGTAGAACCTGTTTTTACCCAACCACCCTGAGTTGAATTCCAACCCGAAGGGGTTTTTACCTTTTGTGACCCTGTTGCCATATTCTATATTACCTTAAAAAGTTAAAAAATTCTATACTCTAATTAAGAGTATAGAACCCATAAATCACCAACTGCACCATCACTACCTGTAGGAGATGAAGTTGATTGATATATGTTTCTCACATATCCACCTGAGTTCGATGTATTACTAGTTGTTATTGTTCCTAGTGTTGCATTAGAACCACTCTCATATTTAGTGTTTAAGGCAGTCTGTAATCCATCAACATTTGCAATTGTGTGATTATGTGAATCATCTGCAACTGCAGCTGTAATTGTAATGTCTGAAGTACCATTAAATGAAGCAGAACCTGAAAGGTCTCCACCCAAACTGATTGTTCTTGCACTCGTTAATTGAGCAGCACTAGATGCAGTAGAAGCGTTTCCTGTCAATGAACCTTCAAAAGAAGATGCCTTAACATTGTAAGAACCGAATGTCCATTCGTCTTCTGATTCGTCCCATAGTAGAGACACATTAGAAGAAGTTCCTCTTTCTACTTCAAGACCAGCGTCTTCACTAGGTGTTCCAGTCACATCATTATTAACAACAACAATGTTATCTGAGACATTAAGGGTTGCAGTGTTAACAGTAGTTGTTGTGCCGTTAACTGTTAAGTCGCCTGAAAGTGTAAGGTCTCCAAAAGATACGTTATCAGAAGTTCCAACTGCCTGTCCAATACTAATTGCACCACCACTGAATCCAACACCAGTACCTGCACTTAAATGAGCACGAACTTCTGAAGCACTTGGGCCTGTATATGTTATTACACCAGTACCTGAATTATACGAAAGTGAACCATCTCCACCTGAATCTGTTACTGATAATTTACCTCTTACTTGTGAATCACTGATACCTGAATATGTGATTGCACCAGTTGAACTATTGTATGCAAGTGAGCCGTCTCCAGCGTTATCTGTTACCGATATTAGTCCTCTTACTTCTGCATCTGTTCTTTCTGTAAATGAGAATGCACCAGTTGAACTGTTGTATGATAAATCTCCACCAGCAGATACTAATCCTCTGACATCTGCATCTGATAATCCAGCAAGTGTTAGTGTTCCTGCAGTATCATCATAAGTTGAAGTGATGTTTGTTCCACCAACTACTAATCCATTTACAATGTCTTCTATTTCTTCTTGTGTTTTACCTGAAGAGTTAATTGTAAGTGTACCAGCTGTATCATCATATGTTGTTGTTATATTAGTACCAGCAGTAATTAATGCATTTACTCTATCGTCAACTCTTTCTGAAGTATGATATAAATTTCCATTTTCTGATATATCACCAGTATCCAGTGTGACTGCACCACCTAAGGCAGTTGCATTTGAGTTGATTGAAATTGAACTATTAGCAAGTTTTCCGTTTGAAATAGAACCTGCCAACATAGCATCTGTAATACCAAGTGCTTTTACTTGTAATGCATCTGAACTTGTTTCGATTGAACTATCGTCAACATTTACTGCAAGTGATAATGCACCTGTAGTTCCACCACCTGATAAACCGTCTCCAGCAGTGACACTTTCTATATCACCTGCATCATTAGTGAATGATAATACACCAGTTGTAGAGTTATAGGACAAATCTCCACTTACACTAATTGATGCTCTTGCTCTTGCATCTGTAAAATATTCGTTTGTCGAACCTTCTGAAAGGTCGTCTGTATCGAATGCAGACATATTAACTGCAATATCATCTGCATTTACAGTGATACCTGTACCAGCACCAATGTTTAGTGTTGCATCACCTGAAGTTGCAGTACCAGTTAAACCTGCACCAGCGTTAACACCAGTGATATCACCTTGTTGTCCGTTAATTGTAAGTGTATTTGCACCGTCATCATAAGATAATGAAATACCTGTTCCTGCTGTTAATAGACTATTAACTCTATCGTCAATCGATTCTGTTATTGCACTACCAGTTAAAGCACCAGCACTAGTTATAACTTCTACACCACCAACGGATAGACCATTTTTAATATTAAAATTCTTTTCTCCAGCCATTATAATGTTCCTCCATCAATCTGAACATTTGCCAGAGTTTTTGATGTAGATGCATCTGAAAGATGCGTATCTACTAATGAGTTTGCGTAGTACTTAGCGGAACCTTCTGCAAGATTATCAGTAGTTAAATCTGATATTGCACCTGCAACTATCTTACCTGATGAATTGATTACTTCAGTGGTTCCAACACTGACTCCGTATTCTACTACAAATTTGTTTTGTGTTGCCATTTTTTCGTGTGTCCTATTTGAAAAATTACTTTATCTACATACTATTTAGAAGATACTGTTCTTCATAAAGTACGTTTTTTTACTAAACTTTTAATAAATTTCTACTTATTTTGAATGCAGTAGAAGATGCTGAAGCAGGAGTGACCCTTAGTCTAACATTTCCTGAATTTGTGTCAACCGACAAACTAAAAAGTGAGTTGTTTGTATAGATGTCACCAAATTGAGAGAAATAAGCATTGGTAGAATTATGTATTACCATAACTTCTGTTGCATGGTAGTTAGTTCCTTGTGATGCTTGTATATGATACTTTGCACTTCTATAACTCAGTAATGGAAATGTATCTAAATCTACTTCTGTTGTTGCAGTTGTTGTTAAATTTTGGTCTGCATCCATTCTCAAATTACTTAAAGAGAGTGGGCCTACTGCAGTTAACTGACCTGTTGCTTCTATATCACCAGCTTTAAAGTCTGCATATGCATAACCCGTTCCACTAATGTTTACTGTATTTCCTGGCTCGACCTCCAGTCCATCAAATAATTTCCAAGTTGAATCAGTTGCGTCTCTAAAAAGACCTGTAAATTCACTTGAACCATCTGATAATCCGTCATCATAGTTTCCGTATATACCTATGTCAATAATATCACTTGTAGTGTTTCCACTTGCAAGTTCAAACATAGAATCAGTAACTGAAACTGTTGTCGAGTCAATTGTTAAACTAGTTCCTTGAACAGTAAAGTTTCCAGTGACTGTTAAGTCTCCGTCTACGGTGCTGTTATCTAAGGATTGAAATCCTAAATCGGTAAAGAACTTAGTTTTAGTTGCCATAATACTATTTATACAAAAAAAGAGGGGGACTAAGTCCCCCTCTAAAATAATTTTATTTTATTTTATTTCGCTTAAGCGTCTACTGTCAATCTATCAAACTTTACAACTGTTGAACTAACTGATGCAGGTGTGCATAGTAGTCTCAAGTTTGCGCCTGAAATGTCTGCATCAAATGTTGCAAGACTTTTAGATTTCATAGTACCGTATTGAGTTAACGTGACTGCAGAACCGTCATGAACAACAACAACTTCTGTAGAGTGAAAATCAGTTCCCTCTGACATTGCAACAACATATCTTGCAGCTCTATACGTTGCGTGAGCAAATGTATCGAGTGCAAATTCTGTAGTTGCAGTTTTTGTTGCGTTTCCTGATGTCCTATCCTTCGATTTGACTTTCTTATTAGTCGTAATCTCATCGTTGTCTACATCAAACTGTATACCACGAATCAACTCAGCGATTTTAAATGCGTTAGTTTTCGCCATGTTTTACTCCTTATGAAAGTCTAATTTGGAAGGTTTTAAATGTAGTATTTGTATTAGTAGGTGTTACTAACAATCTCATATTTCCACTGTTTATATCACTCGAAAGTGAGAACAATGAAGATGCTGAGAAAGCATCACCATATTGTACAAAGTACGCATTTGAACCATCGTTAATTAATAATACTTCAGTCGCATGAGTTCCAGCACTAGCATGATATGCCATTACGACATACTTAATTGCTTTATTGCCAGATGCGTTTGAACTCAAGACTTGGTCAGCCGTAGTTGCAGTCAATTCACTTGTTGTGAAGAAACCTTGAACTAAGTTTGAAATCGAAGTCTGAGCGACTACCTCCAAAACATCTCCTGAAACTGCATTTGCCTGTAGTGTGAGTGAACTAGTAGAAGTTCTTGCATAGTCGTCTCCGACAACAAGTTTAATACCGTTCAGGTAAACCTGTTCTAAACCAAGTGTATACGATAAGGATGTTCCGTTATCGTCATTACCTGAGAATAGAGTTTGGGTTCCAGTCACACTATAAGTAAATGTAGTGACACCAGTAGAAGGTGCGTCCGTGAAACCTAGGGTTCCACTTCCGTTAGTGGACAATAATTGTCCATTTGTACCATCACTGGTTGGGAATGTTAATGCATCGTTTATTGTTAGAGAGGCTGGGTTAGACCCAACTTCCACAACAGCAGCGCTTCCATCGTTCTTTTCAGTGTAAAACCTACCGTGGTAAGTATTTACAGCAAGTTCCCCTAGTGATAAATCACTAGTCGCAGGAACTTGGTTCTGAGTCGAACTTCTTTTAAATTGGATTACTGTTGCCATTTTACTCTCCTATTGAATTGGTTAATCGAACTATTAATTAAAATGTTCCACCATCAATAGCTGTAATTGCAACTGCACCTGAAGTGAGTGTGAAATTATCAGAAGCAAATGAAGCAATACCTTTTACTGAAGCTGTTGCATCTTTAATAGATACAGCACCTGAAGTAACATCAAATATGGCAGAAGCAAAACTTGCAATACCTTTATTAGATGTTGATGCGTCTTCACCAGCGATAGTGATAGCACCATCAGCATTAGTAATATCTACACCTTCTCCAGCAGTTAAAACTGCAGCTTCCATTTCACCAGTAGAACCATTCGCAATGAATAACTCACCAGCAGTAAGAGCTGAACCAGCATAACCTGTAATTGCACCACTTAATGAAAGGTCAGCACCTGATAAATCACCAGTTGATGATACACTTGATACTGTTAATCCACCGAATACAGCGTCCATTGCTGTACCACTGAATACTGAAGAAGAATCTGTTGCAGCTTTAAGAGCAACAAATTTTTGATTATTTTCGTCCATACCGAAGAAACCGAGTTTAGCAGTTCCATCGTTATATTTGAATTTAATACCTCTATCTAAGTTATCATCTGAACTATCTGAACCAATTTCAAACACTGGGTCTGCAATTGAAACTGTTGTTGAGTCTACAGTTGTTGTTGTGCCTTGTACAGTTAAGTTTCCAGTGATTGTAGCATTACCTGCAACACTGATGTTTGTAGATGTAATATCATCCGATGTAAGTGTTCCATCAACGTCTACGTTGTTGAAAGTTACGTTAGATGTTGTTGCAACTGCCTGACCAATAGCGAAAGTCGCTGTTTGACCTGAAACAGAAGTTGACACACCAGTTCCACCAGCAAATGTGATTGACTGAGAGTCTAAGTCGACTGCACCAGTTCCTGAATCACCAGCAAGGTCTAAGTCCTGTGCTGTTACTTGTGAATCTACATATGCTTTAACAGATTGTTGAGAAGGAACTTTAACTGCAGAGTCTGAAGCCATATTGTCTTCGTCTACTAAGAAGTCGATTTTTCCTACTGTTACATTACTGTCTGCAATCATTGCTGTTTCTACAGCGTCGTTTGCGATTGTTACAGCACCACTAGATGCCATAGTAACGTCACCACTCATTGATACGTTGTCAAAAGAATTACTTCCGTCATGAACAAGTAGTTGTCCTGATGTTGGAGATGAGATATCTGAATCCGTTGCACCTGCTAGTGTTGATGTTGTTGATAAGAATGATAAGTTTCCACTACCGTCTGTACCAATTACTTGGTTTGCAGAACCGTCTGCAGTTGGAAGTACGAATGTTGTTGAAGCACTTAATGTATCAGCAGCTTTCAATGCAACGAAGTTTGTTCCGTTGTCTGAATCTTCTAATAATTGTACACTTGCACCAGCAGTTGAACCATTACCAACCTTAAGGTTAGCTGGAGTTGCTTTTGCACCGTCCAAGATGTCCGTGTAGTATTTACCACCGACTTCGTGAATAGCTGCAGCTCCTAATGAGTCTACTGATTCTATGTATAATTTAGCACTTGCACCATCATTCGACCTATCCTGAACGTACGCTAATTCGCCTTCACTTAAGTCTGAGACTGAAGGAGCAGCTGAACCTGTACTTCTTTTAATTTGAATTACTGTTGCCATTTTTATTTCCTATAAAAATTGTGTTATTTTAAATGACCCGTCACTTTCGGGGTCGTGATTCCATAATATATTTCTGTCCACTCACAATGTGGGTCGTTGTCTCAATGTCGACAACCTTGATTTGTATTAGTATTTAGACAATCAAAATGTTCCACCATCTATAGAAGTGGTAGTTGTCCATTTATCAGAAGAGGCATCATATGAAAGAAGTCCGTCATCTGTTTCTATTGCATTTACATCTGCAAGTTCGTTTAAATTTTTAGTTGATATATCTGTAGATGAAGATGCATTACCGATTGCTACTTGTTTTGCACGAAGGTTGCCTTGTCCTTGTATTCGTCCACCGATAGTTGCAACTCTACTTAATGTTCCTTTTATGTTGCTCATCTTGTCACTCCTGGCGTCACAATTGCCTGACCTTCAACAACTCTAGTTTTGTTTCCTCCACCACTGGTGACTGTCATATCATAAACATATCTACCAGCTTCTAATGCTGTTGTTTGCGTGTCTGTTAATGCCATGGTCACTTGACCACTCGCCTCTTGCACGGTACATGTGAATGTTCCACTTGCAGTTGCAGAAGAATATGTTTTTCTTATTTGTGCAGCTGCAGAATATCCTGACATGTTTAATACATCACCTGAAGAGTCCGTGACATCTACAGTGATTGAAAAGTCAGCACCTTGGTCGATAAATATGTTTGCAAGTATAGCCATATATACTATTTATACCTTTTTAACCCTTATTGAATTGAGCAGTTGGAACTGATTGGTGTATTTTCTCCAAAGTTCCACTATCATTGACATAAATCTCGTCAACCTTCTCTACAGTTCCAGCATTATTTCTGTACACACCTTTCACTTTTGCAATCGGGCCGACTGTTCTAGTTGTTGTGTATGGTTGTTGGAAAGTATAATTTTGTTGTAAACTATAAGATGATTGATATGCATGTTGATATGTTGAAGGTTGTCTTGCATTAGCAATATACGGATTTCTATAGATTACAGGGTGTTGGTAAATACTAGGTTGTTGATTCACATATGTACTTGGAGTTCTTGCAGGTGTTTCAAAACTGTATGATGCCTGACGGTTATATGTAAATGGTGTCCTACCCTGTCTTGCATATGTACTCGGAGTTTGAGATATGTACGGGTATGGTTGTTGTGCATTTGCCTCATATGGATATGGTTGTTGTGCATTTGCAATGTAAGGATACGGTGCTTGTGCAATATACGGATACGGTGTTTGTGCATTTGCAATATATGGATAATTTGCTTGTGCTTGTGCAACTGGTGTAGTTGCAGGTCTTCTTGCTATAAATGGATATGCTACCTGACCTTGATTAATAAATGGAAATGGATTCTGTTTATTTGCAATATAAGGATAAGTTCTTGTTGCTGTTGCAATAGGTCTTGTTCCACTTGTTTGTTTATTCGCTTGATATGATACTTGAATAATTGCAGGTTGTTGTGCAGTGTTTTGTCTATTTGCAGTAAAAGAATATGGCTGTTGTCTTATATTCTGAACATTTACTGGTTGTCTTGTAGGTTGTTGAAAACTATAAGGTTGTTGAGATGTTACCTGCAACGTATATGGAGTCTGATATTGAAAAGTATACGGTTGTTGAGTATTTCCTATTGCCATTTCTTATCCTCCATTAAAATAATGCTAATGTGACGCTATTACCGTTAAAAATTATATGAGTTGGAAATTGTTGTGTGATAATAGGCATACTTCCACTCCACATATAAGATGGTGGTGCCATAGGCCCACCATTTGGTGTAAAGGTTGCATAAGGTATATTTGTAGTGGTTCCATTTTTAATAATTTGAAGATAATTAAATTGACTACCAAGTGTTATTGTTGGTGAAAAGTTTCCAACATTTAGTGTTCCTGATAAAGTAGAATTAGTAGGTCTATTCAACCAATATTGTTTTTGTGTGTAAACACTTGGCAGATTAGGCCAAGGACTTGAACCAAAACCATCACCATATTGTGTTGGCGCAACTGGGTTTGTAGACCTAAATCCTTCATAATAGTAAGCATAACTAGATAATAAACCACCTGTTACTGGATACGGGCCCCAAATTGCAGGGTCGGGATAAGTGTATGTTGTAGGTTGTCTTCCAACTTTACTTGCAGGAGTTTGAGCTGTATAAGGATGTTGATAAGGTTGTTGTGCTATTACTGGAGTCTGAAATACACTCTGAGAACTAGTAGGGTGTCTATAAGTTATCTGCGCCTGATGTTGATATGTAGTCGGGTGTTGATATGTTGCTTGACTATTGGTACTTACTTGTGCAGTGTATATACTTGGGGTCTGATAATTCTGTTGATAACTATATGGTTGTGTTCCTTGTGCTTGATATATCGTAGGTTGTCGTCCAGTATCATTAAATGTATAAGGTTGTGTTCCTTGTGTTTCATATGTTTGTTGATAACTCTGTTGAAAACTGTAAGGTGTTTGACCTTGTGTTTCATATGTAGAAGGTAATCTTCCAGTTGCACTATATGGTGTTTGTCCTTGTCTTGCATATGTGAATGGTGTTCTTCCTGTTGCTTGATATATTACAGGTGTTCTTCCTGTATTTTGAGTAGTAGTTTGTGCATTTGCAATATAAGGATATGACTGTTGTGCAGATGCAATATATGGATAATTTGCAGTTGCCTGAACTATGGAAGGGGTTTGTCTATTTGCAATATAAGGTGTTTGAGCAGATGAAGGCTGTCTTGCACTTGCAGGTTGTCTATTTTGATATGTAAAAGGGGTTTGTGCATTTGCAGGTTTTCTTGCAATATATTGTGCTATAACAGGTGTACGACCTTGTGCAAGTCCTTGTCCTTGGTAGGGTTGTTGGAACGAAGTTCCTATATTTACATAAATTTCATCAGACATATCATATCACAAACCATAAGTGTCCAGTCGAAGTACTACCTACTTGAGTAGGTGCAGTACTTGTAGTCTCGTAATCTAACTGAACAGAATTACTACTAACGGTTAATCCGTTCGAGGTATTTAGGTCGATTGTGATTGTCCCATCTAAAGGGTCATCAGCACCACCATTCGCATTGTCCACGTATGTTTTTACAAGACCTTTAGAAGTTGCAACATCTATAATTGCATTCATTCTATCGTCTGAGAAATACTTATTGTTTGAACCTTCAGAAACATTATCTGTAGTATTACTTGGGTCTACAGGTTCCCAATATCCAGCACTAGCATCCCATGCAAGTATTTGTCCTGCAGTTGGGTTTGAAGTATAATTGATATCACTTAAATCATCTGCAGTATTATTTGCAAGATTGTCTTCTGTTGCAGATAATCTTAACTCATCACCAACTTTACTTACGGTAATGTTAGTATGATTAGAGTGATTTAATATAGTGTCTGTTCTTGTTGATACTCTTGCATCAGTATAGTATAGATTACTGCCTTCTGTCAAGTTTGCTGTATCTTTAGTTGCAAGTCTTGTATCAAAAGCAGAGTTTGCTCTTGTATCAGTATAATACAAATTAGACCCTTCTGTCAAGTCTCCTGTATTATGATTTGATATATCTGAAACTGTACCAGTGACATCACCAGTTAAGTCTCCAGCAAAATTTGTACTTGCAGTAATTACTGTACCAGTAATTGCAGCTGCAGTTGAACTACCGATTACTGTACCGTCTATATTACCACCATTAATGTCCACTGTAGTCAATGTGGAGGTGCCTGTTGCATTCAAATCTGTTGAGTATAGAGTTGACCACCTTTTACTACTAGACCCTAAGGCACGAGTATTATTCGTATCTGATATTATATCAGAATCTACTGAACCTGTCAAGCTAATCGTATCACCACTAGCATTACCCAAGTCAACATTACCGTTTAGTGTAGTATTCCCAGTAACGGTTAAATCTGAAGAAAGTACAGCTGAAGTTGCAGATATACTTGAAGAGAATGTACCAGTTGTTCCTGCGACATCTCCTGCAGAAGTAAGTGAACCAACTCCAACATTACTACTAAATGAACCAGTTGTTGCACTAGTTATTGCACCACTATTAATAGACATAGTTCCGTCTGTAAGTGTTGGTGCAGATAATGTTTTTCCACTTGCAAGTGTTACATTATCTTGGTGATATACATTTCCGTCAAACTCTATTTTTGCACTTGTTGAAAGTGTGGTTGTTGCATTAATAGAAGTCTCATTAAATATAAGTCCATTATCATTGTTATTGTAAATTACATTTTCTGCAGTTTGGTTAAAGAACCCTGTTGCAACACCTGAGTCTGCGACTCCTAAGTATGAACCAGTGTATGAATATACAGTAATCTTATCACCAACAGTTGCACCACTAGCAAGTGTAATCTGACTATAAGTGTTTCCACTTAATACACCAAATCCACCGATTGTATAATCATCATCTTTTATTTGATGGTCTCTTTCTACATAAACTTGTAATCTATCTTTTTTAAACTCTAGTGTATTACCAAAACTATCTGTTCCTGAAAATGTAGTTTGTCCTGAAGTTGCAATAAAAATAAATTCTTGGAAAAAGAAGGACTTGTCTTCAATACTGTTTACTGCGTCTACAATAGTACCTTGACTTGTAGTTCTAAGTCCACCTATATCGCCAACATCTGTAGAAACCTCATTAAAGGTTTTTCTGAAGTCTTCTAAAGTACTGAATTGGTCTACTTGTTTAGCCATTTATCTTTTCCACTATTTGAGTAAGAATGTTTTTCATATCGTTTATGTCACTCTTAATATTATTTATTTCTTCTACCTGTTTTTTATAGTTATCTTTTCTAAGTTTTTGTAATCTCCATGCACTCATGTCTGTACTTACAATTGCAGAAGATTCGGAATCTCTTAACAAAGATGTATGTCCTTCCACTTTAATATACTCAGACATTATGCAAGACCTAAACATCTTAATGCAGATACCATAGGCACTACTGAACTATTTGTTCCTTTACCAACAATCTTAACTGCGAATGCACTAAACTCGGGTAGGTCATCAACAGTCCACTCGTATTCTTTAAAGTTTCTTGCGTCTGCCTCTACAGTTGTATCAGGCGTTCCTGTTGTATTGAAATACTCCCAGTTTAAATCATCAAATGGTGTTGATTCATCATTCTTAAGAACTTTATACAACACTTCAATGTCTGTTGTTGGTGGTCTAAACACATCTGAAATAACTTTAAGTGTTGTTGCAGGTGTTTTTAAATTAACCTTTCTTGTGCAATATACCATTGCATTATTATCTCCATCAGGTTCTGTTGAAGGAGTATAGACTGTTCCTGTTTGTACATCTGAAGAACTATCAATGTTATTAATTCTATTTGAAATACCTATTGCACCTATTGTTCCAACATCAATTACTGGTGAAACATTTCCGTTTACAGATTGTAATTGAAGTGTACATGTAAATGATTTCTCTGAAGACATCTCATTAGTTTCGTTTAATGGAGATGCAACCACACTTGGTGAATCAAAGAACACATTATCATTTAATGTGATAAACTTACTTGTTGTGTTTTTAGTGTATGCAGTTCCATTACTATATCCTTCAGGTGAATTCATAGGTGTTGTTAATACACTTGCACTAATTCTAGTCATGTTATAATTTAAACTTGGAATCAATGTATGCAGTGTATCATAGTAATAGTTTCTAGTTGAAGTTGCGTTTTCTCCACCACCAACTGTTGAGTCATTGGATGCGTATGTTGTTTTAACATCATAACTGGATATATCGGGGATTACTGTAAATGAATCTATTTCCATATTTGCAACTGCAGTAAATGTTTGATTGATTGCGGCCACTGGAACTCCACCTAGTGTATCTCCGACTATATCTATATCAACTGTTAAGTCTGCAGTTCCACCGTCAAAGTTTGTTGCAGACAATGTATCTGTTGTTGCATATCCTGTGCCTGGGTCTGTTATGTATGAAGTAGTTATAACATTACTTGCGACTGTAAATTCTGCAGTTGCACCTGTTCCTGTTCCACCAGTAAGAGACACATTAAATGTCCCATCACTAGGTGTTCCACTTACTGAAGGTGTTGCAATATTTAATACACCATTCTCTTTATCGCCTGTCACTCCTGCAATGGTCACATTTGAATTTGTTGTGTACATACCATGAGTATAATTATAAACTTTTACATACTGTTGACCACTAAATGTCTCAACAGGATTTGTTTGTAATGTAGAAACTGGTAATGCTTTGTTTTCAAATTTCAATACTGGTATCTTAGATACATCAAAGTTTGCAATCTTCATGTGGAATTTAAGGTCGTCTTCTTGTGTTGCAGTCCATGTTGATGCATTCTGAGATACAAATAATGAACCTGCATATGGTTGTCCTGAAATTGTCTGACTTGTTGCGAGGTCTTTCTCACCCATTCTTGATATGAATGCAGTATACTCATTTGAGTTAGAATAGACAACAAATGCATATTCAAAATCTTCTTCTAAGTAAACTGGAGATTCAAATGTAAATGTTGTCACTGCAGAACCGTCTGTTGAAGTGTTTACATCGCCTGGGTTCTTAGTCACTGTTGAGAAAGGTATTACAGTCTGGCCTGGATATCCATTTACCATATTTCTAATTTCAACAGAAACTGGTAATGTTGTATCTTTTTTCTCAAAGTATAAATCTAAAGATGTCACGAACATGCCACCTGATTTATCAACTAAGAATGATTGTGCAAGTGGGTCTCCCCAACCTCTTTCTAATGGGAAATCAAAGAATCTTCTGTCCTCTAGTCTATCGGGTATATCAAGTATTTGTCTTGTAGTAGGAATAAATACTGGAGGTGCAATGAAAGGTTCTGGCTCAACCAATGCTGGCAATGGTGCCGCAATGAATGGTGGAGGTGTTGGGATTGGTACAGGGTCTTGTATAATCTCAGGTATTATAGGTAATTCTGGCACTGGTGGTACTGGTGGTGATACAGTATCAAATACTTGTGCATTTATTCTCTCACCAGCCCTAGTTATTTGTCTAGTCCCATTGTTTCTTTCTAATATCACTCTACCGTTTCTTGTAGATGTTATCTCTGTTTGGTTAGATTGTAATAAACCTTGTGCCTGATAGACACCACTCGCTTGTGAGCCTGGGTTTGATAAATCATAATAACTAGAAGTTAATCTTAGTTCTCTTTGTCCTGTTGGGAATCTTTGTGCATTACTATTAGGTAATTCAAAGTATGCACGAAGTCTACCATTACCGTCTGATTTACATTCTGATGTAGTTGTGATTCCACCGTCTTGTGAATATGTTGTACTGAATGGTTTAGTAAATGTATCAACTCGTATTCCGTCAAAGAAGAAATAGTGGTTTGTATTTGGTTTTAAGTTAGTTGCATCTATCTCAATAGTTCTAGACCTCATGAAAGGTACTATTGTTATACTTACAACTCTATCGTTTCTTGTTTCTACGAAGTCTTCAACAACACTTGTTGTAACACCTGTTCTTGTTTGTGTCTCTACAGTTTCAGTGACTTCTCTTGTGACGGATAAACCTGCAACCCATTCACCACCTTGTGCTGGGTCTCCACTCCAAGAACCATTAGAAGTGGCCTGCACTTCTGTTGATACTACATTAGGTTCACCAACCCATGTTGTTTGCCATGAGTTCCAAACCGTTCCTAGTGAGTTTGTATTTTCAGCAAGAACTGCATCAAAGTTTCCTTCTCTGTTCATTCTTACTTCGGGTAATTGTTCTGTATCATTCCATATATCTGTTTCGGGTGATAACTTGACTGTTCCAAAGAAGTTAAATACATGATATGGATTAACATTGATTGTTCTTGAGGCCTTATCTTGATTTGTATATGTCTCAGGTGTATAAGGTAAAGTAATCAAGTCTCCAGTCTTTTGGAAGTTTGATGATAATACACTATTAAATTCAATGTCAAAGAATTGTGAATAAGACTTGGGTCTCATTGCACCAAGTTTAGTGTCTACACTATTTTGATAGTCGGGGTGATTTACATCACCAACTCTATGACCTCTAAAGTTATCTACTAAAAATCCTGATTTAAATCTATCGAATCCGTCTGCGTCTAAAATTTGTTTTGTTTGTGTATCTCTTTCTAATAAAGATAATGCAGTAATTCGTTCTAAGTTTGTGACACGGTTATTAATCTTACCGATATCTTTCATTGTAAATCTTCTATGGTCTTGTGTTCTTACCCTTATATTTTTTAAATTTTTAGTATATGCAGGAATTTGAACTTCAAATAATTCTATTGCATCATCAACAGCCTTTGGTTTAGTCGGTGATAGTGCAGGAATACCTGAAGACGTTTGGAATGACCCTGACTTATGTAAAAATACTTTATCAATTCTTCCAACATAAAAAGATATGTCACCAACTACACTTGAACCTGTCACTGGAGTATCGTTTGCACTTGCACCAGTAGAAGTTATACCACTTCTTGAAGAACCGAAGTCTCTACCAGTGTCATATCCAAATGGTGCATAAACAGCACCCTCTGTAGAATTTGATAAGTTTACTGGGTTAGTTGGGTCTTGTGTGTTTGTTGTCCCAAATGTTGAAGTACCAATAATTTGTCCTACAACTGGTCTAAAGTCAACTGCGTCTGAAAGTTCAAATGTTCCATCGGGTTCTAAACCACCTAAGTCTACTCTACTTGGAGAGTATACTGGAATATCTTGATATGGTATAGAGTCATATGACTCAACATCAAAGAAGTCTCCACTATCTGAAGTGAAATAATCAAATACAACTAGTATTTTTCCTGAAGGAACTGGTTCCCCAACCTTTCTTGTAATTTTTGCAAGGTCATAGAACCCATCTCTTTGTCCATTGTCAAAGAAGAATCTAGACTTGATATCGGGTGAACCTTGTGATACACTAGTAATTGTTGCGACTGCAAGTGAAGTTTGACCAACAACACTTTCACCTTCTGTAAATGTACCTGATACCATTCTATAATATGAAGTTGCAAGTGAACCACTATATGTAATAAGAATTGCACGTGCGTCTGAAGTTTGTCCTACGATTGTTTCATAGACTTGGAAGGTTCCACTATCTACTGAGAAATATGAAGAAGGTGGTAGAGGTGTTGCTCCTCCTACTCCTTCATAGATTGCATGAATTTTATGAACGTCTGCAACACCTAATGTAATTTCTTTATCATCATATGCAGTACCAAAGAATCCACCAGCACTTCTTGCACTTTCAACACCAAGTAATCTTGATTGTCTCAATGTCTTATTTCTAGAAGCTGGGTTTGTTCTGTTAACTGTAAATGTTATTTTAAGTTTTGCACCATTATTGTTTGCAATTGATTTAGTAAGTGTTTGACCTGAACCACCATCTGAAGCTGCAGTTCCTGTTAAGTCTTCTATGTTTAAAAGGTCTCCTAAAGCATATGCACTTCCATCTGAAGAAGCATTTACAACTGCAATTGTAAAGTTATCGGTATTTAATGCACCGAAGGTTGCATTTGAACCTGTAGATATAGTAAATGAACCACCTGAGACATCAACTACTTGTTGTCTTCTTACTTGAATAGAATCACATGAATGTGTTTTTACCCAGTCTCTTGGCCATGAAAATACTGAAGCAGTTTGGTCTTGGTTATATAAAGTTGCACGATTTCTTGTAACATTACCTGTATATGCACTTGAAGATGCACTTGAAAGTACGAGGTTAGTATCATCAGTGACACTTGCAACTACTAGTGATTGACCACTTGCAGGGTTTACTATAAAATCACCTTCTTTTAATTCTGTTGTGAATGATGTTGCAAAACCAGTGACTGCAGTGTTAGTACCAAATGTCAATGTTCCTAATAAAACTTTAGAAGCGTCTACCTTAACATTTGCAGTGAATATAGTTGAACCTGCATCTATTGGGTCTTGTGATATACCTCTTGCACGGTCAATGTTGTAGTTTCTTACTGCAGTGACTGTTGTTGTTCCACTAGTTGTACCATTAGTTGTGATTGCATCATTAACTACGAATGTACCTACTACGTCATGAACATATAACTGACCAGTTGTAGTATATGAAACAATACCAGTTGCACCTGAAGTTCCACCAACTACTTGGTCTCCTTCTGTAAATGTTCCACTAAGTGAACCACTTAGTTTTGTTAACATTTTGATATCAAATAAGTATAAGTTCCAAACAGCTGCGTCTGTATATACATTACTTGAGTCAACACCTTCTTGAAGGTCTATATTTCTTAATCTTGCAAAACCAATTTTTCCAGTTGTAGGTTCTGTTCCACTACTTGATATTGTAGTATCCCAAAGTGTTACTTCTTTAAATGGTGATATACTTGCATCTCCACTTTCGTTACCAAACTCGGGTAAAGAGTGAACATTTGTAATTCTTAATTTGTTTCCAAGTCTGACTGGAGTGTTTGTGTTGTTTAGTGTGACTGTAGACCTTGCCTTACTGAAAGGTATTGGTGTTGTTCCAATTTTGTCTATCTCATATCCTTTTACATATGCTTTACCAGGCGATACTTGCATTACAAATTTATTTACATCTCCACCATTAGTTGAAGTATAATATCCTCTGTTTGTAGTGTCGTCTAAATGTTCTCTTAAACTATGTGTAAATTGTCTTACAACGAAATCACCATTTGCATCGAATGTTCTTCGTGCCATTGAGTTTTCTATCTCATTGTATATCGGTCTAGTGATTTTTAATTCTATAATACCCTTATTGACCCTGACAAGTTCTATAAAGTCTACATCATTAGCAGTATCAAGTGTGTACTTAGATAATGTAAAATCTATTTTAAGTCTATCAGCACCAGCTGCATTTTCGTTTGTTGTACCTGAAGAGTTATCTAAAAGACTTGTATCGTCTGCAGAAGATAAAAGACTTTCTGCAATTGTTAGACCTACTCTGTATGTTGGTTTACCTGAATACTTTTCTAAAATTAATGTTTGTGCATCAACCTTACAAAAGAATCCTCTGGCAAATATAATACCTTCTGATATACTTGCAATTGAAGAACGACCAACTGGGCTATCTGTTTTAGGTTTAATTGTAAACTCATTATTATTAGCACTATTTACAGTGACTGTTCCATCTTCACCTAATGTACACTCTTGTAATTCTTCACCTGAATAAAAAACTACTGAGTTATTTGCATCAGTACCTTGTGAATGGAATTTTACGAATAATGTAATTGCATCATCAGTTGTTTCTTCACTTGAAGTAAATACTTTACCAACAACACCTGAAGATTTACCTCTTAGAAATTTATTATGAAATGTTGTTCTGTAGTCTTCGACATTTGCAGAACCATTTGAATTTGGGTTTGCAGAATTTACCTTTACATAAAATATTTCTAAATCTACATCCGATTCTGCACCAGTGACTAAAGACCCCTCTTCAAACATATGAGAACCAAATCTTTCAATTTGATTTTGTAATATGGATTGTGTTTGAGTTAGTTCTCTAGACTGTAATGGACGACCCGCTCTAAAAAGAACTTTATTGAATTTCTTATCTTCCGAAAAGTCATCATAATACGGTGCTATATTTAAATCAGTTTTTTCTGGCATATTCCTTAACCTGTTGTGGGGACACTAAGTCCCCGATAATTACATTTCTATAATTAATTTAATATCTTCGATTTGGTCTGCAGCTCTAGTCACAGCACCCCTGTTTTCAATATACAGAATATTACCTGTAAATCTTTCAACTTCGGGGAATGTTGCATCTATTGTATCAGCATTACCAATGGTGGCACCACTTTTAAAAACAGTATCGTTTTGTGCAAAGTTTACATACCCACCGTCACTATTTGCAATAGGTTGGTGTGATAGAACTGAACCATTAATTGATATAATTCTTGACACTGCAACTCCATTACCGTCTGAAGATGCATTAAGAATAATATCATCTACGGATAGTCCTGAAACACTTGATAATGTCATCTTATAATATGCACCAAGTGTTGTTGCAGTTGCAACTGTTGTTGTTCCTGCACTGAATGGGTCTTGTAATAAACCTATTCTTCTGAAATCGTTATCTGTTGGGAAGTCACCCGAACCTTCGTTAAACTCAAATCTTGAGTTTACGATTACATAGTTTCCACCTAGTTCTTCAACTGGGTCTGCACCATGTCCGTTCATAGGTGATATAATTGGTGTTAATATTGCACTTGAACCACTTCCGATTCCTGATATACCTGCAACATCAATAGATGCACGTTTATAACCTGAACCATATGCAGATGTAGTTACTGAAACAGATGTGATACCACCGCCAGAACCAACAGTTACTGAACAAGTTGCACTTGAACCGTCACCGTCTATAGCAACACTAGTATATGTTCCAGGCGTATAACCTGAACCAGCATTATCTACTCTTACATGGTAGATTGCACCTGAAGTTGCAGAGTTTTCTACATCCCATAGTGAAGATGAGTCGTTTGTTGCAGTTGAACCTAACTGACCGTTTGTTCCTGTACCAGCAACAGCAGTTTTAGCACCCAATGTTTTTACTGGGATAAAGTCTGAAGTAACATACTTAATTGTATCAGCAGCAGATACTGTATACATGTACTTCCAAATATATCCTGCAGCTGCACCAGTGTCTGAGGTATACACTAGGTCTGTTGCACTTGTTCCAGTTGGTTTTACAGTTGAAGCAACTGTTGCACCTGAAGAATTTCTTCCTGTTCTGATACATTTGTAAACATTATAGTCGTCTGTTAAAACATAAAACTTAGAACTGAATAGGTTGTTTGCACTTGAACCTGATGAAGTTTCTGAAGAACTAATGTCATGTGCATATTCATCATATGTAGTTCCTGTTGTCCAATCATATCTTGTTAATGCATGAGAAACGTCTGCAGTAGACACTTTCTTCATAGAAAGCATATCTGAAAATGAATCCATTTCCTCACTTGTTCCGTTTACTGGAACTGGTGGGGAAGTATCGTCTGCCCATGAATGGGAACGACCTATGAAAATGTATGTTGATGAGGCACTTTCACCGAAGTCCTCTTTAAATTGTTTCGCATTATGTGTACGAAACTTCTCTGTTATAATTGCTGCCATTTTTCTTTATCTCCTCAGATATTTAATACTATTTATAACACTAGGCAGACTTTATGTATGCACTATATGTAATATTTGTTCTTTTTAACTCCCTTTTTTCAAATTCGGGAATGAATAGGTTAGGATAGTAATCATTTAAGTCACTAATTCTCAAACCTTCGGGTTTAGACTCTTCACTTAGAATGTTTCCATACCCATCTTCTAATACTATATCATCACCATCAGTTTCATCTTTTAGGTAATATGATATATCGTATATTCTTTGTCCTGTAATGGTATTTAGGGATTTAAAGTTTGTTCCAAACGATGCAAATGTAGTAGAAGGTACGGAAGAATCGGATGATTGTTCATCAATCATTGCACTTTCGTCCTCAAATACAATTCTATCTCCATTTTCAAATAGAGTATACTTATCATTTAGGTCGGGATTTCTTTCTGATACAAAATATTGTATTTCTTCTGTAGTTGTTGCAGATTCTAATCGTATTAAAGTCTCATTGTCTTCAGATATAATTCTATCCCCAGCCTCTCCCTTGACTTCTGCAAATCTTCTTTCTTCAAATCTCATGATACATGCTTCTTCTTCAAGTTCTATCTTACTTCCGTCTTCCATTACTAAAATTTCTTCACTTGGTTGATACAAATCTACTATTTTACCTTGGTCTGCGGCTACAAATTTTCTATTATGGTAGTCTAGTGTATCTTGATTGTCCATTAGATTGATAGAACCTACTGAACGAACAACTCCTCTTACATTATCATTTCTAACTGAAGGTATAGATTTGTTTACAATCTTCAGAATGTTCATATGACGGTTTCTCATTTTAGAGTCACCATATTCTGTATTGGGTTCTGTTATTGCACCACCAGTTCTAGGGTCTGTATTATATACAGGTTGTCCTGCTTCGTCAAGCGTCAATAGACCAATACCACCTTCGGGGCCTGTTGCAGACATATCTGCATGTAAGAGATATGTTCTTAATGAATTTGCAAAAGCATTTGATACAGAAAGAACAGGTTCCATTACCATAATAATTGTTGGTTGGAACTTAGAGGTTCTTGTTTGTCCACTAATTGAATTTTCTAATGCAACCTCACCAAAGAATATATGTCCAGCAGGGTGAAGTAGGTCTTTAACTGCAGACCTATATTTGTTAATTGATTCTCCAACCTTAATAACATATGAATGAGTTTGATAGTATCTACTGTCTTGAAGGTTTGTTGCAGATGCGTTTATATGTCCTTTGTCTGTTAAGAATTGTTCTTGTATTATACCTTCACCACCAAACTTACCTCTTGCATTAAATGGGTTGGATTTCATTACCTCAAATTGGTCGGTGTTTTGGTATGTGACAACTTCGTCTATTAAGAAGTGTCCGTCTAAATTTGTATACTTTAATATGTGTCTATCTGCATCATAGTCAACAATCTCAGCTGTTGTTCCTGATGATTGACCTGTAATGGTCACACCTTTGTTTAAAGTATTAGTTGGTGTAGTAATCAACATGGGGAATACAGATTTGTTTGATACTACTGAATCTTCTGTATAGTCTCTACCTTGTTCAATAATGTTTAGTGATTTAATTCCACCAATCTCATCTGAGAAACAGAATATCTTACCACCTGTACCACTTGAAACACTTACTTGTGTGTTTGCACGTGCAGTAAGAGATGTTCCACCATTGATTGTTTCAGCATTTTGGAATGTACCAGTATCAGTTGATAATCTTTTTACAACTACTCGTTTCTTATCTTCTTCTATTTTTATAATAGTTGCTGTTGCATTAGATATTCCACCAGTCAAAACTTCATTTAAAACAAATCCACTAAGGTCGTCAAAGTAAATGTATCCGCCTGGGAATGCAGTAGGAATTGATTCATAACCTGCACCACCACTTAATATTTTAACACTTCTAATATTACCAACAGTAGTTTCTAAGTTTATCTCTTCTCCGTCTTCATATAATAATTGATTGAACTCAGTATACATGTCAACTCTCTGACCAGCAGAAAGAGCATTAGTAAATGTCACTCTATCGTTTTTATGTGAATAGTCTCTTTCAGTATATGATGTGTTTGGTGTTTGTAATACATCATCAACAAAAACTTTAAGTGTATTATCGTTGAATATAATTAGATTGCCATTGTCGTCTCTAACACCAGGCCCACCCACTAGAGTTTGACCTGCAGTTGCAGTGACTTCATAATGTCCAAATGTAGAACCACCTTCTAGTAATACTTCGTCTCCTACTGAACCGATTACCGCTTCTGCACCACCGCCTGATGTTCCAGTGTTGTCAAATACAATTAGGTCTCCACCTTCATAGTTTTGACCACCTGTCTCAATGAAAATTTCTGTAATACCACCTTTAGATAAACCGTCAACTCTTGCTTGACATTCTGAAGCATTCGTGTTATCCTTACTACCTGCAAAGAATACCTTATCATTAAATGAATACAATGAACCTATTGATGATTCTTCTAGTAATAAACCACCACCTGTTTCTAATAGTAAGTCCCCACTATCATTATGCGATATGTAGGTCGAAGATGATTCGTCTGATACATCATTAACAACCCCTATAACAGTTCCAGTATATTCTGTAATACCATCACGGTCTATAAATGTGACGGTAGAGCCTTGTGTAAAGTTACCAATATGATTATCTGTAATCTCTATTGAATATTTTCTTTCTTCAACAGAATCTACAAATACATTTTCTACGACTGATTCTGCCTCGATTATTTTAGTATCACCTTGATACTGAATAATTCTATCTGTTTGTTGTGGGGGTGCAGATACAACTTCCACCCTCATTCTTCTTACTTGACTATAGTCTGATTCGTTTAGATATATTGTTTCATTGTCGGGGTATCTAATAGTTGCGTCTTGACCATACAACAGTCTCATTAAGAACTGTACAGATTCTGCAGTTCCTTTTGTCTGATATAAATCTTTAATGTGTTTTATTGTTAACCTTCGGTCAACAGTAGAACCTATATCTAATGAAGGTATAAAATCATTTTGGAAGTATTGTAAAAACTCTTCAGAGGTTCTATCAATATCAGAGTAGTCTAATAGTTTATTGTTTGCAAGAACAGAGTTCTGTTTAAAACTTCCAACTACACCTGTTTGTTTTGATTCTCTACCAGTAATTGTTTCTCCTTTTAAGAAACCATTTCCTGATATAGTGTTTACATAAATCTTATCCTCAATTACAATATCAATTCTTGCAACGGATTTAGATTTAGTACCAACAACATATTCTCCTTTAGTAAATGGAGAGGCTAATAATGTTGGATTTAAAATTGATTGTTCTGTAATAATTTTAGATGACTCTGAAGTCGGTGAAAAACTGGTATCGGATTCCAATAATAGGTCTCCGATACCATCTTCCAAACTTAAATTATCAAGAACTGATTGCGAAGATAATGTAATTATCTCTGCTTCTAAGTATTCAAAATATGACTTTAGAAATGCCTCAAGTGCAGGACTTTCCTCTCTTACAAATTCAGGTAAGAGATTTGGAAGTCTAGAACTTAGACTATCTGTTGCATATTCTTTCATATTCTATTTTACTGTACTGTTGCACCGAAAACAGAAATTGGGTACCATTTAGAACCGTCCCAAATACAAATCACAGCTTCACCTTGTGAGTCTAGTACTATTTCAGTACCTGAAGTTGATGAATAACCCCAGTTAGTGACTTCAATGTTTGCACTGTATGAACTTGCAGGTTCAGTTTTTGCATAAATGATTTTAATCTGACCAACATCTGTACCGTCATCTAAAGTAAATGCAACTGAAGCACTAGCACCTGACAAGTCAATCGCTGATACGAATGATGATGCAAGGTTTGCTGCTGTAGCAGTCAAAGTTGTAATATCATCTACTGCAAGGTGAGTAGGGATATTTTCAAACAATTGACCAATTGTCATTTTTTTATTTACTGGTGTTCCGCCAGGATTATCTACTATATGCAATAAATCATCAGCACCGATTTCTGAATCTGCGACTGCTGTTAAAGCACTTATTTTTTTATCTGCCATTTTAATTTTACTCCTATAAAATCCAAATTAATGGGAAACTACTCGGGGGACTCCCGACCACTTTCTACATAACGATTAATAACTACTGGAAGAGGTTGATGTATAACCAACTCCAGCACTTGATTCACCACTTGCGATGGTGTCTATTTCACCTTTCACCGTAATAGATTGTTGGTCGATATCAACTAGATTACCTCTAGTTGCAACCACATCCAAACTATTAGGGATAACGGTAAAGTCAATCGTACTGTCTACATTTACTACCGAAGTAAAGAAAACAGTATTGATTGAAATTTTTCCAGTTGAATAGTCTACAGTTCCTGCAGAACTATCTTGATAGATTCTTGTTGACCCCGATAGATAGTATCTTCTTAGATTACCATTACCGTCATCATCAAAATACTGAGTATTTACTGAATCACCTGAAACTTTGAAACCAGTAGTGGATAAAATACCACCACTAGCCTTTGCATGACCTACATGTGGGTTGTAAAGTCCATTACCGAACTCAACAACTACACCTCTTGTAGTGTCTGTAAAAACTTTTTGAGATTTTTTCAATCTAATGTTTGTTGTGTTAGAAAGAATTGAATCGTTTGAATTGTCTATATCTTTTATAAGATTAGAGTGTCTAAAGATTGAATCAAAATTACTTAAGTTTTGATTATCGAATGTGTTGATTGCATTTGTAACTACAGTCTCCAACTCACCCTCTGACAATGAAGTTGCATTTGGGTTATATTTAAATGTTGAAGATATAAGTATCTTAATAATTTCAGGGTTAACAATAGTTGGTCTAACTGTTAACATGTTCAATGCATTTAACTTTTTAATAACATTACTTTTTTCAGTATCGGATAAGTAATCAGAGTTCTTAGGTTTTAGAGCAACAAATATTTTTCCATACTCAGGTGGATTGTTATCTTCACCACCCCATACTGCAACTGCGTCTGCATTTGGATAATACTCACTGACTTTTGCTTTGTAGTCATTCAATGTGACTAGTCTGTTTTGTGAAGTATAGAACTTATTAGCTTTAAACTTGATGGAATCTATAGACTCTTTCTCTGCACCACCTTGAGCAACTGAAGAGGCAGTTATTGTGGTATTTGAAAACCCATTAATATTGTTTAACATTGAAAATGTTCTAGCACCATTTGCATGTTTCTTATCTACTATAATATAAGTCATAGTTATAATGTCACCGTCTAATAGTTGTTTACCTAATACACCATCTCCAAAATATATTTCTCTAAAACCATCTTCGTTTTCTTGTTCATAGAAGACGGTAGACTCTGTTGTTATTGTTGAGATATTAGTTGATAATGCATAAGTTGTTGAAACACCATTTGAGTTTACACTTACTTGTATTCTTGATTTATCAACTCTGTTGTTAGTTAGTACAAATTTAGGATTAGGTAATTGTGAATCATATACGAAAGTATCACTTGCATATATTCCTTGAACTAAGTTTACTTGATTGTAAACATAAGAATCACCATTTTGTATTGGTTTTATTGTAGTTGGACACACAAAGGAATATGTACTACCATCAAAGGTAGTGTTAAAAATAGAACCTCTACTTAAAGTCATTTCAGTAGTTGTCGGGTAAGTTCCATCAGGATTCCTCACGTCATTAAGTGTAATATCTACAATTGCAGTTGACCCCGTTTCTGATTGAGGAATAAATCCTAAATCCTTTGCACGAGACACTACGTTCTTTCTGATTTGAGCAGAATCTAAGAACAGTTCTGAAGCTGCAATGTTAGTATTAACTGCACCAATGTGTGAAGCATATGAAAGTAAGTCTATTAATACAGACATGTTTGAACCATCAAAGTCATAGTCTTTGAATTGGTCTTGTCCTTTAAGATAATTTCTAAGGTTTACTGATATATCATCAAAATCTAAATCGGTTATGTTTAATTGTGAACTTTTTATAGCCATTATCGTGTCCTTGTCAATATGTACTGAATCTCTTCTACATTAATACTGTTTATTACTCTAAAGTAAATTGTCATGTTTAGTTCATTACGGTTTACTTCGTCTAATGATATTTTCACATCACTTACTCTAGGTTCAAAAGTTTCTATTTTATTTGCAATTCTTTTTGCAACCCTATCCTGACCAAACATGGTAGTATCTAATTCAAATAACATAGACCTTATGTCTGCACCAAAATTTGGTTTGAATGGTCTTTCATATGCATTAGTTGATACTATATTTTTTATAGACCTTATAACTGAATCAACATCAGTGGTTCTTGTCACATCTCCCGTAATTGGATGTGCCTTAAAGGAAATGTTTAAGTCCGAGTAAATGTTCTCACTTGCGACTGTTGTTCCATTGTTAACATATTGTGCCATAATACTATTTATACGTTCTTGGGAAGTGAAATGTCAATTGATTGTGGAAAGCCTACAAGTTTTAGTAAATCACAAAATGTTAGATTTATGAAATCAAATATCTTACCAAGTCCTATTGCTTTAAAGAACTTTTCTACAATTTTAACCCAATCAAATAGTAGTTTCTTTTTCCAGTTAATTATAAAATCTCTAAAGTCTGAAATTATCTCATTGATTTTATCTTCTAGTGATTGTACAGTTAATTCAACCTTACTACCTATGATTGCAAGTATGTCAAATCCAGCAATTTTTAAACTTTCTAGTTTGTTTATAATATACTCTCTATACTCTTTAGTCTTTTCCCCAAACTTTGCTTTTGCTTGTGCCTTCCATAGATTAATTAATGCACCCAAATCAAATGAAAAAAGAGCAGGTAGACTTGGAAGTTTTAGTGCTTTCCATATATCTTCAAACTTACCTATAAGTTTATCAAATAACTTGAATATGGAGTTAGTCACCCAATCCATAATTTCACTTTTTAGATACTTCCATATAACTTTTGCTTTCCACTCATTACATTCTATTCCAAACTCACCGTCAAATAATTTATACTCATCAGGAATGAGTGCATAAAAGGTATCTACCTTTGCACCGATTTGGATTTTTATATTTGTCTGTTCTTCTTTGGTTAAGATTTTAAGTACATCTATACTTATTCCTAAAAGAGTGACCGTAAATGACACTGGAATAATCTTACTAATCAATTCCATAATCTTTACTGGGATGTAGATATGAAACTCTTGTAATAGTTCTTCTATTGCTTCTCTGGCCTCTTTACCCCAATTACGAACTGTTCCCTTATCCCAATAAGGAGAAGCGATATTTGCAAGTTTGTCCATGAAGTCTTCTACTTCTTTGATAATTTTTTCAATCTGTTCTCTTGCCTCTGCAGTTATCTCACTTGCATTCGTTACAAGATAAACTTTTAGTTGACTGGGTATATCTCCTATCTTTGCAATTGCATTGACTAAGTCTGCCTTTGTTGGTAGATTGATTATAGTTCCATCGGGACATGGAAGACTTAGAGGTATTACTGGAAGTATAAGTGCCATTATGAATTCAACTTAATAACTGTACCGTCTAAACTTATTTGTGGTGCAACGACTGATAGATTTCCTGTTGATTCTATATCAGTTGTTCCCTTAACTTCTATCTTCGCATTTCCTTCTACATAAACTTTACAATTACCACCAACATACATTTCATTGTCTTTGTATACAGCATACCAATTGTCATTTACAATTCTAGTAACCTGAGAACCATCAGGGTGTATTTCAAAGAAGGTTCCTGTTCTATGTTCCACTGCAATCCTTTCTGCATCTCTTGTATCGTCTACTTCTATTATGTGACCCGATTCAGATTCATAAACTTTGTTATATGGATATTGAGGTGAAGGTATATCATGAAAACTGGAAGGTGGATTCATAACAGTAGAATTAAAATAAGTATCCCTTCCTCCTAATTCTACGACACCAGCTTTCTCATTATCACCACCTTTATCATATTCTATCTCACCTCTTGCATATTTTGATACATCTGATTCGTCTGTATATAAAGGATATAGTGGTAAATCTTTTTCAGTAAGTTTTGGATTCTCATATGAAGACCCCTTTCCTGAATATTTTAACTTTAATTTTTTTGGTTTGATAGGTGCAGTGTCTAATCCATGTTCTAGTCCAAAAGGTCTTTTAACTTCGGGTGGATTTTTACCGTCAACCGTTTTATCATAATCAGCTTTGGTTAATCGTCTAGGGTCACTGAAACCTTCATCAGGAGTTCTTTTTTTAATCTTATCATTTGCATCTTTTCGATAACCTTCTGAAGGTATACCTGCAACAGAACCAATGATAATAAAGTCTTGCATATCAACATCATTACGAAAGAACCCAACAATAGTTGACCCTTCAACTAAACCATGTTGTGTTCCAAATCCCGAAAGACCTGCAGAGGTTGTTGGAAGTAATACTTGAGACCATGGAAGGTCGGGTGTTGCAATTAGTGATTTGTTCTCAGTATGAATACCATAGATACGAACTCTCACTCTACCTATTTCAAGAGGGTCATTTCTATCTTCAACTATTCCGTAGTAATGTATCATGATTTATTCGGTTCCATACCTGTTAGTATATCTGCCACCTTTTGACTATAATTTTGTTCTATTTTTGATAATAGTTTACTTTCTTTTGAACATTCTAAATTACATGTTCCCACTTTAGTCGCATTATCTATATGAATAGAAACTCCTGTAATTAAGTAATAATTATCAAATTCTATTCCTTTGCTTTTACCTATTTTAACTTCACCTTTTGGTAAATCTAATAGTATCTTTTTACCAGCCCTTATCTTAGTAGTAAAGGGTACGACAACCTCTATTCTATTTTGATTTAAGATTTCTAGTAATGCATGTCTTTCTAATTTACTATTATCAGTATGTTTAACACCCATAAAAACTTCCTCATCATCAATCTTATCTTTATTATCAAACATATGAGTTGTGGTATACTCATGAAGTATGGTAGTAGGTTGTTCTAACTTATGTGGTTTAGGAAATGTAGTCTCTTTTGTTATGAGAGGTGTTAATGGATTTTCTTGTGCAAGAATACTATTACCATCTCTGACATCTTGTCTCCTTTGAATAGTATCTTCAATATCATATTCTTTAACACTTTCTAGTTTTCTAATAGGGTCATATACTTTTAATAGTGAAGCGTATGCACCAGTAGACAATCCACGAAGAGTATCAAACTCTTGTGGTTTATTTGAACTTAGTATAACTAAATTACGTTCTTCGGAACTTACGTTAGTAAATGCATTGTATGGAACATGGTGGAATACATCTTCTTCTGTATCATTTAACATGTTATCCATAGATTTAAACTGATACTGTCCTATCATGTCCTGATACAAAAACATTGAGTTTTTATAGGAAGCTTCGCTAGTTGGATTACTATTATTTACTAACCAATCTAATGTTTTATTAACAGACCAATTTGGTACAACGAATTGATGATTGTCACCTTGTGTTTCTTCAAATTCAGTAAATAGTGGTATAAAATTAGAGTCTCCACTAAGTTCTTCAAAAAGACCTTCAATCATATCTGTATGAGAACCCCTAAGAGCTTGACTTATTCTTTCTTCTTTACTTCTATACATCAATGGGTCACAAAAGTGCATAGTGTATATCTGAACTAAATCTCCCTCTCTTATAAGGTTAGAAATTTTATATAATCTAAAGGTTCTGTTTACCGAATTTCCACCCTCTGCCATTTCACAATTAATGGTTATATTCTCTTGACCAGTCAATAGTAAGTTATTGATTAGATTTCTTGCATCAACCACAACAACATTTCCAGTAAGGTGTTTACTGAATATACTTTCATATATTGAAATTGAATTTACTTGATTTACTATATTAACAAAGTCGGTTTCTTGGTCTCCATATTGAATGGTGACTTCTCGTACTTTGACTTTTCCTAATTGATTGTCCATACTATTTGGACATTAAGGTTTCAAACTCTCGTAAAACTATATTCATATAAGATGGTTTCACTATTTTTATTCGCCTTTTGTTTTCATTTTTATTGTATTCGTTTTGCCATAAAGAGACACTAGTATAACCAGCTGTAGGAACATTGGTTTTAACTCCATCAACATTTTCGTAATGTACTATAACATCTCTAGGTTCTATAATACTTGTAATTACAGATGATTTATTTAATCCAACTAAGGTTTCTCCTTGTTCCCATTGTCCTCTTTCTACCCTAACTCTTTTATTTAGTGGGTCTACTTCTAAGATATGTCCAGTTCCTTTTGTAGTGTCGACCTTTTCTCCTAATAGATATTTTCTAGTGTTTAGTAAGTTTCCTTGACTATCATAATTAGGGTATTGTACAACATCATCAGTTGTTGCAAAGGTTAAGTATTGACCAGCATACTTAGAATCTATATGTGTTTCAAATGTCTCTGAACTCATATACCAGTCATAGTAATTTTCCATGTCATTAACTAAAAAGAAAATCCAATGTAAATCACTGTCACCATATATCTTAGATGCGGCTACATCAGGTCGTTCGCCTTCGGTTAATTCGTAGTATTCATAGTCAACAACCTTATCAAGACTGAAAGATGATATTCTAGCCTTTCTAAAGAAATCTTTTATTGTAACGACTTTACCATTAGATAAAGTATATTGTATTTCGGGAAAATTTTTATATAGTTCGTTTGCCATGGTTATTATCCAGCCCCAAAAGGTCTTTGATAAATTATTTTACCATCTTTAAATTTAGTTCCATCAGGAGCTGTGTAGCCAGGGTCTTGATATGTTGGAATGTTTAGTTCTATGTTAGATTTTTTATTTTGAACCTCGTTAGATGTTGCATTAGCATTATCTCTTATCTCTCTAGCACTTGGAGATGGTTTAAGGTCTACTTTTTTACTACTTGCAGTAATACTCTGATAATTTTCTTGTGTCATTAAAACATTTTCTACAAATGAAAGAGTCATGTCTACAACTAAAGGCATACCATCACTAAAGGTTTCCAGTTTATTACCACCATTGTATTGAACCGATACATTAGTTATGAATGATGGTAAAAATCCGTCAATCTTCTGTTTAATTGTACCGTACCACTCTATTAAGATATTATTGGGTAAGTTGAAGTAGTTTTCACTAAATTTTTCTGATTCTTTACCTATTCCTTGAGCCATTTGAAATGTATCTGGCAACATTGCAGTCTTGAATGCCCATATGATATTGTTAATCTCTTCTGTCTCTTCTATACTATTTGGTCTAAATTGAAATGCCATATCATAAGTTCTAAACTGAATACCTTCAAACATAACTTCCTTTTGTGGATTAAATGTTCTATCGTCCTTAAAGTTACGTGTACCCAATGCAATACTATTGCCTAATTTCGTTATCATCTCTTTTAGTTCAGCACTAATACCACCATCCATATCAGCAATATTAAGTCCACCACTTAATATATCTCTCTGCACGTTTCCAAAATCAACATTATTATAAGAAATGGAAGGTGCATCATTCTTTACATTTGGAGCATATAGGTAAATCTCTGTACTTGAAGATGATAATGCACTTGGTGAACCTTCCCTCTCTTTTCTTGGTTCAATTGTAAAGTGAATATAATTATCTACAAGATTATCCTTTGGATAAACCAATTCAGTTGCTGAAAGTTGAGGATTCACTTTAGCTTCATATTTGGGTATCATATTTAACCCAATGTTTTTACTTTTTAAAGCTTTTGCTCTTTCTTGAAGTCTTCTTCTTTCAATTTCAACATCTTGTTCTTGTGTAGATACATTCGTTTGGTATCCTGTACCAAATATTTTACTCGATATACCTTTAACCGACTTAAGTGCTGTAGATGCTTGATTGAGTTTTGATAAAAATTTGTTTACTGATGCCATGTATAAATACCTGTATATAACTTATTCATATCTATTTATGTCGTACAGCGGAAGGTTTAAACCAAAGAACTATAAAAAATACAAAGGAGACCCCACAAAGATAATATACAGGTCTTTATGGGAACGAAGATTCATGGTCTATTGTGATACTAATACCAATATCATAGAATGGGGTAGTGAAGAAGTTATCATTCCATATAAGTCTCCTTTAGATAAAAAAGTACATAGATACTTTCCTGACTTTTACATAAAGTATGTTAACGATAAGGGACAATCTATAAGAGAGATTATAGAAGTTAAACCCAAGAAGCAACTTAAACCCCCAAAGGAACCTAAACGACAAACCAAACGATACATCAATGAGATTGCAACCTATGCTGTCAATCAAGCAAAGTTTAAAGCTGCAGAAGAGTATTGTAACGATAGACGATTGAAGTTTAGAATATTAACTGAAGACCACCTAACATGAAGACATTATACATATTTGATTTAGACGGAGTCTTAATTGATTCAAAAGAAAACATGGAGAAGTCATTCAACTCTCTTAACACTGGTAGAGATTTTAAAGATTACTTCAAGTTAATAGGTAAACCATTCAAAGATATACTAACTGAAATAGGTATACTTACTGACCAAGATGAGTTAATGATAAAATATAACAAGTTCTCATCAAAGAATAGTAAGTTGATTAAGTTTTATGACGGTGTAGAAGAACATTTACAACACCTTAAGTCACAAGGAAAGAAACTTGCAGTTGTCACATCTAAACATAAAGATAGAACACACGACATCTTATCTAAGTTAGATGTTGAGTTTGATTTTATCTGTTGTCCCACTGAAGGATTAAGAGGTAAACCCTCACCCGACCAATTATTATTTACTCTTGCACATTGTAATACTAGTCCTAAAGATGCAGTCTATGTTGGAGACATGATAGTAGACAAAGAATGTGCAGATGCATCAGGCGTAGATTTCATACATGCAGAATATGGATACGGTAAAGTAGAATGTTGGAACAAAGCAAAATCAATACAGTCGGTCTAATACCTTCCCGTTGGGGCTCAACTAGATTCGAGGGTAAACCCCTTGCAATGATTAGTGGTCAACCAATGATACAACGTGTCTATGACCGAGCATCCATGTCGAAGAGACTAGACGAAGTCTACGTGGTTACGGATGATGACCGAATTGAGAACTACTGTAATGACAATGACCTGAATGTAATCAGGATTGATAATGTTGTCCCTACTGGTACTGACCGAATTGCACTTACACTTGATACACTTGATGCAGACATATATGTTAACATTCAAGGTGACGAACCCCTGATTGACCCTGACGCAATTGATAAACTAATAGAGTCTTACACACTAGGTAGTGTATCTAATGCATATGTTAAAATAGAACAGGATTATAAAAACAGTGATATAAATGTTGTTAAAGTTTCATTCAATAAAGACAACTACGCAACTCATTTTTCTAGACTACCTATTTCACCGTATCAACAAATGGGATTGTATGCATTCAGTAGAGACATGTTATCAATGTTCTCAACACTTACTAGAGGTGAGTTTGAAAAAAGAGAGAATGTAGAAATGTTTAGATACATAGAGAATGGACATAAAGTTAAAATGGTAAAGGTTAATGATATCGGATTATCTGTAGATACACCTAACGATATAAAACTAGTAGAGGAATATTTAAATGGAAGAGATTAAGCACTTAAACACCCAAAATGATATAGACGAGCTCAGAACAATATTTGATGGGTTAGTGGTCAAACCTAAATTAGTCACATTGGGTGAAGCACTAGAAAACGATTGGGAACCTAGACCTGAAGACCACATAAGACTAGCAAAACATTTACTAGAAAACAAAGAACTAGAACCAGTTGTTGCAGAAAACTTCAGAGAGAAAATGGATATCTATGAATACAACGAAAACTTTCATGCAACAAAACTTATATGGTTAATCAATGAGATTAGAACTAAGGGGTTGTACTCAACTCCACAAGCTTACATGAAAGATGATAAGTGGATTGTACATCCAGGCACCCATAGAGTTCATGCACTCATACATTTAAATAAGTTAGACCAAGAGTTTGTTCTATGGGATAAAGAATCTACCCCAAACGAAACACTTGATTTTGATACTTGGTTAGGTTTGTATTCTAAGAGTGGTAATAATATGTTTGCAGTTATAAAACCCAACATGATTGAGATGCATGTTTCAGAAGACCGACCCGAAATGTATGCAAACAGTATTAAGGTTATGCAAACTGTAAAAGAAATTAAATTTACAGAAGAATCTCTACTAAATTATTCCTTTTAACTATAAATAGTATTATGATTAATCTTGTCACACGTCTTAGTGAAATGACTCCTGTTGAGTTAAAACGACAATCGCAAGAATCCTTAAACTGGTTTAGAGGTGCGATAGGGTCTATGAAAATAAGCTCTAGAGTAAGAGAAGAATACTCTGAAAACTACATTGATAAGGATAGACCAGTCATAGGTGGAATGTTCATGTTTTCATACATTGCAAAATGGAGAGATGTACTACCTTACTATGATAGATTTCCATTAGTCATACCATTTAAATTTACAACAGATGGATTTTATGGATTGAATTTACACTACATTCATCCATTAAGAAGAGTAGAATTATTAACAGAATTATTAAGATACACTAGAGACTTTGACGGTCAAAGTGAAGAAGATACAAGGATACAAATGAGTTATGATTTGATTCGTAAGTCTGCTAGGTTGAAATGGGCAAGACCTTGTATTAAAAGATATCTTACATCTGAAATACAAGGACAAATTAAAGAAGTACCATACAGTGATTGGGATATTGTAAGTTTACTACCAGCTTATGAATTTACCAAAAGTACAAATGCACATACAGTTTACAGAGATAGTAGGATAAAAGTAGAGAGTTATTAATGGAAATAAAAAAATATAAAATACCAAGTATCAAAGATGTTCAACCAAAGATAGATGTTGAAGCATTACAAGAAGGACTAAGAAGTGATGCAGCTAATGCTGAATCAAAAAGAATAAGTTCAAGACCAAGTTTTTCTATAGACAAATTAATGGCAAACTTATCTACTCCTGCAATGACAAACCAGTTCAGAGTAAACTTCTTTGGGCCTACTTTATACAAAAGTAAAAATACTAGAACTGACCAAAGGCGAATTGAAACAGAGTTTGAAGATGAATTACTAGGTATAGAAAGTGTGGGTGTAGCAGCTGGAAATAACGCAAAAGGTGTAAGTCTTTCACTAGAAGGCGTGAGATGTAGAAATGCTTCGTTACCTTCAAGGACAATAGAAACTGAAGGGTATTCTCCAGTAGGAAAAACTAAAATAGTTCCAACAGGTGTTGTTAATGACATGCATGAAATGGAAATATCATTCTATTGTGATACCGATTTCGTAGATAGAAAAATATTACAAGCATGGATGGATTACATTGTATCTACTGATACTGCACCTTTAACTGACGGTGACTATAGTTCAGTATCGCACGAAAGAAATAAACTTCCAGTATTCCAATATCCTATTACATACCATGGAAGTGTTGAGATTGAACATTTAAGAAGAGACGGAAGAATGGGTGAAGGGACAACAACAGTTAAAAATACATTACATAATGCATTTCCAAAAGCAATTACAGCACAAACTCTATCAATGGATAGTGCTGATATGTTATTATTTTCAGTCACCATGGCATTCCAACATTTTACTACAGAATATAAAGATGCAAAATTAGTTGCCGACTTATCAGACTTACATAGTGTATACAATGGTAGTAATAAGGTCAATCCTAGTGGTCTAAATAGTGGTAGAAGAAGATTTGATGGTATTTTAGAAGGTCTAGGACTTGCAGCCCAGTTTGGTGACGATGGGGCAGAAAAATACCTTAAGAGATTTAATAAATATGATTCACAAGTAAGCAGACTAAAAGACTCATTAAGAGATTTTAGTAGTTTATTTGGTGGTTAATAAAATATGGAGTAAATTATGGGATTACCAATCCAAGCTGCACCAACATATGTGTGCAATTTAAGTGATGGAAGAGAAGTTAAGTACAGACCTTTCTTAGTTAAAGAACAGAAGTATCTTTTGATTGCAAAAGAGAGTGAAGACGGTAAAGAAATTGCAGAAGCACTCACTCAATTGATTGAAAGTGTGACTTTTGGAAAAGTTGATGCAAATAAACTTTCTTTATTTGATTTAGAGTACTTGTTTTTACAAATTAGAACTAAATCTGTAGGTGAAACTACTAAAGTTAAGTTTTTATGTGCAGAAGAAGACTGTACAGGTAGTGGAAGTACAGAAATTAACTTAAATGAAGTTAAACTTACTGAAAATCCACTAGATTCTAAACTTATGTTAACAGATAACTTAGGTTTAGTGTTAAAATACCCTACAGTTGGAGAATTATCCATAGTAGAAGGCATAGAAGACACTGATGACCGTCTAATTGCAACAGTTATGTATGGTATAGAAACTGTATTTGACGAAAATGAAGTTTATGAGTGTAAAGATGTACAAAGTTCTGACTTAAAAGAGTTTGTAGAGTCTCTCACACTAGAACAGTTAGAAAAAGTAAATGAGTATTTCATACAAACACCTTCATTGAAGGAAACTGTTGAGTATACTTGTGAGTTATGTAGTACCAAACAAGAGAGAGTACTACAAGGACTTAACTCTTTTTTTTAATATCTCTTTCTCATGAAAGTTTAGTTGGTTATTATCAATCTAACTTTCAGTTAATGCAGGAACACAAGTACTCATTAACAGAATTAGAAGAAATGATACCATGGGAAAGGGAGATATATGTAAAACTTCTTGTCAATCATTTAGAAGAAGAACGAGAGAGGATTAGACAAGAACAACAAAATTAATTTTGATTATTTGTAAGTGATTCATAATAATAGAGGACACAAATTATGAGTGATGAAGACAATAAAACATTTCACCCTGCAGATTCAAACGGTGATGGTAAAGTTTCAAAAGCAGAAGAAAAAATGTATTTAGAATTTAAACGTAAAGAGTTAGAAGATGCAGATGCAATGCGTGATGCACAAAGACAAATGGCATGGTACTCTTTATATGGTATGTTACTATATCCAGTGTTAGTTATTGGAACTAACTTTGCTGGTTATGAAAAGGCTGGTGATATACTAGGAGATATGGCAGGAGTATACTTTATTGCTGTTGCTGGTATCGTTGCAGCTTTCTTTGGTGCTCAAGCATTTAGTAAAAAATAAGGATACAATAAGACATGGCAGACGATAGCATAAACATACTAAGGCAACAAAAGGCACAAGAAATTGCTAAGACTACAGAACAGTTTAGTAAGAAATTTAAAACTGTCGTCTCAAATTTACAAGAGGTTAACACTCCACTTGCAAAGACAATTGCAGACTTAAGAGAAACTACTAAAGGTTCTTTTAAGGCAGCCGCCAATGCTAAAGAACTGCAGAACTATACCCAAAAAATCGTAAAAGCAACTGCTGATAATGTAGATAAAACTACAATAGAATATAAAAAACTCTCAGAAGGATTAGATAGACTTAGTGGAAGTACTGGATTTGTAGAGAAACTTAAACTTGCACAAGACACACATAATCTAAATCAATTAAAAGCAATGACACTAGAACAAGAAATTGCAGAATCAGAAATTAAGAACCGTAAAAAGATTAAAGACTTCAGAGATAAAATACAACAACTTGAATTTGATAGTATCCGTGCAGAAGGTCTTGGTGATGAGAAAAAACATAAAGAACTTTTAGAAGAAAAGAAAAAACAATCTGCAAGTCTTCTAAAGTTTGAAACGGAAATCTTTGATACTAAGAGAGAAGAATTAGAAGTACAGAAGAACTTAATAGATAAGTCTAAATCTAATTTGGACAAACTTAATGAGACTGTTGAGAAACAATCAAAAGAAATTGCAGAACAAGATACTAAGTTCACTATGTTCGGTCAAGGACTTAAAGAACTTACAGGTTTTGATTTATTGGGAACTTTAGATACAGTTGTCGATAAGGTAGATGCAGTAGGTAAGATATTTGGAAACAAAGATTTGTCTGGCAGTATCGCTAGTGCTTTCTCCTTTGGTGGTGTTAGTGAAGGTATTGCAGCTTCAATTGCTGGAGATAGTCAAGAAGTAGACCCTGCAATAAAAATTGCAAAGAAAGAACTAAAAGAAACTGAAGAAGTCAACGAGGGTGTTCAGACAACTAATAAACTATTAAGAGCATTGGTAATTGGCGGTGGTCTTAATAGTATCAAAGGTGGAGACGAAAACACTAAGAACAGTCTCACTTATCTTCCTGGCCTTTCAAAAGCTATTCTTCCTCTTGCTGGTTCATTAGCAGGTTACTTTGGTTATGATAAAATATCTAAGCAATTATTTGATGCTAATAAAGATGGTGGAAAACCCAAAGGAAGCATGTTAAAAAATCTAAAACTTCCAAAAGGTGGAAGACTTGGAATGGTAGCTGCTATACTAGGTAGCGTTGGGGTCGCCTTCGGCCTTCCAAAACTTTTTGATAATGAAGACACTCCTACTCTATTAAGACCACCGCCAATTGACCCCATCAACCCAAATGAAGCAGTTTCTAATGCTGGTGTAGCAATTGGTATGGAAGCAGGTGCATCCCTTAGTAGGTCAATGGATACTTATAGAAATTCCATACCAGTGGTTAGACCTGATGAGGTAGTAACAGAAGGTGCAGAGTCATATGGTATGCGAGGTTCGTTCACATCAGAACTAGATAACTTTGATGCTAGTGATGCAAAGAAAGTTGATAGGTTATTTAACAGTGATGGGACATTAGACAAAAGAACTAATTTCTACAAGAAGTGGTCTCAAAAGATGGGATATATCTTTAAAGGTAATCCCGAGTATTTGAATAAGATGTTAAACATAAATCCAAACCAGTTGGATTTGTTTATAGATTCTAAACAAGGACAAGACCTTATGAAGAGGGCCAATTCACAAATGGCACTAAGTAAATCATTTACAAGAGGTGCCTTTGCAAAACTACCAATCGTAGGTGCTGGAATAGATTATGGTTTTGATGCATATGACCAAAACAAATATGGTAAAGGTATAGACTCATTAGAGAATCAAGGATTATTATCTGGCGACAATTTAAAGACCGTTGAAGGTGCTGAAAAAGCAAACAAAAGAGGTAGTGCTGGACGTGGTATTGGTAGTTGGGCAGGTGGTCTCTTAGGTGCAGCCGTACCAGCCGCGGCCGCAGTTGTACTGGGTTCAAATCCTGTTGGTTGGGGTATTCTCGCTGCTAGTTTACTTACTGGTATAACAGGGGCAGTTATAGGAGGAAGAACAGGAGATAAGATTGCAACATTCGATAATGGAGCTCAATCCCTAACACAAGAATTAGCAATGATTGATAGTTCAAATGCTTCCAAAGAACAAAAAGAAAAGATGGTGATGTCTGCACTTAAAAAGTATAGGGGTGTTATGAATGATGGAACACCTACAGAAATTGTTCTTAAGAATGCTTCAAATCTTGGAATGTCACCAAATGCTACACAAGATGGTAATGGTGTAGGGTCAATTAATACTAGTGTTGTGAATAATAAAAATACAACAATACAAACTGGTAGACATAGTTTCAGAAATCCTGATGATACTGCTAGACTAGTAGACGTTAAGTACTCTTAATTTTCTTTCGATTGTATTTTGTTTTGTCCGAATGGACTTGTGATGCACCGTGACTCGGTGTTTCTTTTCTTACTTTAATTTCGGGTTTCTTTTTACCAAAGATTTTCTCCCAGTTATCAGCATAGGCTTCTTCGTTTGAGTTCCTTCTCTTGGAACCTTTTCCCCCATGCCAATTACTCATTATCTTATCTTTCTAAAAGAAGCAGATTGTTCTCTCTTCTTGTTTAACTTTTTCCTTCTTTTTAAATCTTGATTCCTTTGATTCTTAGTATCGTTAGGTTTTTCGTGATACTTTCTATCTCTAACCTCTTGTACAATACCTGCATTATCACACATCTTTTTAAAACGTCTTAACATTCTATCGAATGGTTCAACATTATTACTTTTCCTATCTATTCTTGGTTTAACTTCTGGCATATTTCTCTCTTTAAATTAGATGTTAAGTCGCCCCTTCACTTTACAGCATTCCCGCTCTTAACCGATTCTTCCGCTCTGACCCCAAGAATCTTTCCCTTACTGATTAACCCCACTCCTTCGTTATCAGTTCGGTGTTGACTATTCAAGGACACATAATGATATGTCAACACCCCCGTTTAAAAAACTTACTTATTCAGAAGCAAGTTTTTTGAAGTAATCCATCGCATCATCTTCTTCACCTTCAGAAGTAGATTCTACTGATGAGATTACAGGTTCATCTGCAACTGACTCAGTGTTAACATTAGACCAAGGCACTTCGTCTAGGTCTTCTGCAACTGACTCTGCAGTTGATGTACTTACTGAACCAGTTAATCCTAACACTCTATCGAGTTTCTCTTTGAGTTCCTCGTATGTTTTGAATTCACTTGGTGCAATAATACCAGTCAAAGAATATGCAGAACTATATGTAGTGTTCAACTTATCCTCATCTTCGAATAATGGTGAAACTGAATCGAACTCTGATTTATCATAGTTCCAGTAACCGTCCACTTTTCTAATTTTGATTTTGAAGTTCGCACCTTCCCTTAAATCAAAAGGGTTGATTGCTTGTTCATCTTCAAATGCAGGTGATATAGCCTCTTTGAGTTGTTCAAAGATTTTTTTACCAAATCTGTATTTAAATACTTGACCTTCGTTAGCAGGATTTTTAGGGTCTGAAACAACATAGACATTAGACACATAATGTAAACGTCTTTTCTGTTTACGTGCAATCTCTTTATTTGCTTCAATACCTGTATTCCATAACTGGGTATTGTATTCAGAAACAGGGTCTTGTTTATTAAGAGTCGTTAAAGACTTCTCAATATACCAGCCACCTGGCCCTTGGAACCCGTGGTCGAAGTATGATACCCAAGGCATCTCTTCTCCTTCGGGAGTTGGCAAGAATCTAACTACTGCAAATCCATTACCAGTTTTATCTAGTTCGGGTTTCCAATAACTATCGTCTCCGTAGGATTTTTTTGCACCTTCTGTAGGTGAAGCAGTTTCCATGGCTGCTCTTAGTTTATCTAAACTTGACATTGTATTCTCCTATTGTATTACAATTATATCGCATTATATTAAAGACTCTAGGCCTTGACCTAGAATCCATCTCTCACTACTTTCATAATAAGATAATTCATTATACTTGATTTCATCCTCTTTGTCAAGAGGGTTTTTCCAGTATACTGAACCTTTTCCATAGTACCATTCTAATAGTGCTATGAACTGACTCCTCTGAACATCAAGAACAGTTGAGTCTGTACTATATTTATGTCCGTAGTTAGCACTACCTTCATAAATATTATCACAAATATCACTTTCCAGTGCATCAAATCCCACCATGTTTATAGTCTCATAACTTTGTTGCATAGCATAACTTAATGCTGACATTCCAGTAAACAAGTTCCTAAACATAGGGTCATTGTATGTGAGTATTAGTTCGGGATTTGTTAATCCCAAAAAATCTGTATAAGTTTCATTACCTTGAATAATGAAGTGTGTGTCATTATCCTTTTTACTTATTCGTATATCGTCATGACTGTAGTTGAAACCTGCAGACATTAACTCTAACATTTCTATTGGAAGGGGTTCAATGTCAGCAAAACATACTAGGTTTTCTTTATAATATCCTGTCTCTACAATCTCTTTTTGTAAAGGCATATCAGCTGCAAACACTATGTCACACTTATTAGTGTCCCTGTAGATTGCATTGCAACCCCATACTTCATGTGTGCAATTGTCGATATCAAAGTCCTCTCTACTAGGCCCGTTTCCTAATATAGTTATTTCTGACATAACTCTATTGTCTTAGTTTTATATTTTGTGTAATCGAAGTCTACAAAAGACTTATACTTCTGAATCTTTATGTGTATTTCGGGGTAGACTACCTTCTCTGATATTAGTCTCTCCCAATCGGAACTGAATCCGATAATAGAATCCATTATACAAAGTGTCTCTAAAGATATGCTCTTTGCCATGTATTCTTTTAATAGTATAGGGTGTTGTCCGTTCTTTACTTCCAATACCTTTTGTATACTTCTTTTAAGTAGGATATCAGAGAGTTCTGTTTCATACATATATGACAATTTTTGTTGTCTCTTTTTCCATTCTTTATAAATTCTTTCACATTCATTGTCTAATAGGTCTCCTGCCCAACTGTCTTTAAGACTTAGATTTGCAATATAGAAATCTTGTAAGTCTTGTTTGTAAGTTTTAAATAACTTACCAAAATGAAATTTATCTTTTCGTTTTAGAAAGGAATTGATGTCACTCTTTACTTTACCATTGTACTTTATAAAGTCGTAGTCCTTGGAATAGAAGTGTAGTTTTATTCCAAGATAAAGAGTGTATGCATCATATCCTTCCCTACTGGTCATTAAGTTATGATAGTAGGAGTTTGTGGTGGTGTCACTATAGACCCAGTTGCTTGTTGGTATGCTTCTTGAATAGGTTGGTTTGTTGCAACAACAAATACGAATTCATTGAATGAAACTTCACTTGGATTTTCTTGTCCAGTGACTGCAATCCCTCTTGCAAATCCCATTCCACCGTCTCCGTTTGGATGAGAGATTACCATTCTAGGGTCTTCAATATTCAGTATACCATTTTCTAAACTTTTAAATTTACCAATGTATTCACCACTTGTGGCCACTACCGTGACTATATCATTAATTTCCATTATTTCTTTTCCTCATAAAATCGTGTGATTGTTCCTTGACTAGTCCTACCACGATTGATTAGGTTTAGTCCTTGTGCTTCTGCTTCCAACTTCTCTTTAAGAGGTGGTGTTAAAAGTCTCTTAGCACTTTCGGGTTCTAAATTATTCTCTTCACAAACTCTAACTATTGCACCCATTACATCAACACCTTTTCCTCGTGAAAGTAATCGTTCTACCTTTTCAGTAAATTCTTTTCTTGATATCATATTAAAACCTTGTGTTGTATCTGTTGTCGGGGTCTACTTCGTCTGCAATTAAAGGCAGTCCAAAGAAGTGTTCACAATCCCATGAGTCATAGTTGTTTTCAAATAACCAGTCATGTCCTTC